TTGGTTGCCGCTGACTGGTTTCCGGTGTTGGTTGCCGCTGACCGGTTTCCGGTGTTGGTTGCCGCTGACCAGTCTCCGGTGTTGGTTGCCGCTGACCGGTTTCCGGTGTTGGTTGCCGCTGACCAGTTTCCGGTGTTGGTTGCCGCTGACTGGTCTCCGGTGTTGGTTGCCGCTGACTGGTTTCCGGTGTTGGTTGCCGCTGACTGGTCTCCGGTGTTGGTTGCCGCTGACCGGTTTCCGGTGTTGGACTTTTTATCATCGTCCCAGTTAACCTGATCTTTGATGTACTCCACACCGGCTTTAATAATTCCGTCAATTCCGATTTCTGCTTTAATAGAAATCTTCTTTCCTACTCTCTTGCTGTCGTTAGACTTCTGATCGTTTGCATCCAGATCGACTTCGCAATATCTGGAATCAGCCGGTGCATAATATTCAAATACATCCAACGGATTCTCACAAGCATGAAATCCAGTATCGCAAATCTCGGCTCTTTCTTCTTCGTACTCCTTGCCGATTTCATACTGAAAATCACGGCATTTTAAGTCTTTGTCAAATCCCTTATAGCATTTCATTTTTCCTTTTCCTCCAAATTCAGTCCGAGCATAGCTGCACAAACTTCTTTCTTTAAATACGTATCTGCTTCGGTAGTGTTTAGATACGCTTCAAACGCTTTCATCCTACCGACAAGCTCGGCGTATTCCTCGGCTACGGTCTCTGCTCTGAAATCCATCTTATTTTCTTTCTCCATCACAATCCCCCTCGCAATACGGACATTTGTTGTCCATCAAAATTTTGTTTAAATGGTCAGTTACTTTCTTCACATTTTCTTCCTGCTGATAACCACCCTCTGCAATGCTGTACATATCAAACTCTCTTAAGGAATCTTTCTTATATATGTTGATGTGCAAGCTGCATCCGATCTTGTAATTTGCGAAATGAAATGCTACCGTTCTACCAGTTTCTTTCTGAACTCTCCTGCACAACTGGTACAGTTCATCTACAGTCTTATCAAATTCATTTATCTTCATCGAAAAGCCCTCCAAGTAAATCATCAAATAATGTTTTTACAACTTCTTTGATTTTTTCTTTTTGAATAGTTTTAAATTCTTCTTCGTTCATCAGTCCGATTTTGACCGCTTCGTCAATCTCCTGCTTCACAGATTCCTCTGTTTCTTTGCCGTCTTCCATAATAGCTTCTTTAATTCCACGAACGACAACAGCTAAGTCAGCTATTAATTCTGCTTTACCACCTTTAAGTGTGATTTCTCCCATTTTTGTCTCAATCATCTTTCTTTTCCTCCGATTCTTTCAATTTCATCCGGGTAAATAACCACGAATGATAAGATAAACATTATGATTGCTACTGCAACCGGCTGTGATACGCTGTCAAATCTCCAGAACGGCAAGTACGGTGACATACCGCCAATCAGAGCTGACAGGATTAATGCTTTTGCCATTTTTATATCCCTCCGATATGAGCACAAGCAGGATGTTGTAAACTGGAATATCTGGCATTCCTTTCATGAATAAGTTAATCTCGCATAGATCTGAATACTGTTCTTCGGTAATGTAAATGCCGATATTCTCTAAATCCTTTTGGGATGTAGAAAACTGTTTTTTCACTTTTTGGCTTACCTACATTCTTATCTGTGCATTGCAGTCTCGAATCATAATCTTTGTATTTGCACATGGCGTCCATTCCTTGATATATTCAACCGCTTCCTGATACCTCAGTTTTGGAATGTTATTCCGGGCATTTACATCAAAGTAAGTTTTGACATCCCGGTTGCATTCTGCAAATACTTTCTTCCCGATCTCGTCGTAAGCATTGGATTTCTTGCCACCTAGCACTTCGATTACTACTCTTGAAACTAAATCTCCAAGATATTTCTGCTGTCCGTAGTCGATGGTCATTGTGTTCTCAAGTTTCTCGATTCGTTCCTCATGGTCTTGATTGCCCTGAGCCAGTAACTGAATCTGTTCTGCTACGGTCATTGGCTTTCTGGAGCCTTTCTCGAAATACTCATCCACCAGTCTGTCGTACACTTCCCACGCTTTGTCAGTGTTCAGCGACTTCGCATGGAGGAATGCTCCTTTTTCTGTCCAGAGGTAGAGTTTATTGAGATTACTTGGCAAATCGTGATTTTCACGAAACGCCCGAAGCTCATCTCCAGTCAAGCAAATATAATGTTTTCCATCAACATATCTGTCTTTGTTGTGATTAAAGTTATATGAAACAACTTTTATATCAGTTCCATACGCTTCAGCAATCTGCTGTGTGGTAAGAACTCGAATATTCTTGTATTCTGTTACTGTTAAGTTATTCATGATTCTCCTTTCTGCTCAGAACGTCCTTTTCCAGATTCTTTCTCGCTTGCCATACCCTCGACTTTTCCGAGAATGTAACCTTTGTCAAAATCCGACATTTTCGGAATAGCATCTTTAAGTTTCTCGACAATGCGTTTTTCTTTTTCACTCATTATTCACTGCCCCCTTTCTGTTCGGTATGCGTATACTATATCACGCTTACAGAACCATGTCAACACGTTTTGTTCTTTTTGCGTACTTTTTTTCTTTACATTTCCGCTTTTACATGGTATATTTATATTGAAAGGAGGTACATTATGAACGAAAGATTGAAAGAATTGCGAAAAGCCTTACGTCTTAGTCAGGAGAAGTTCGGTGAACTTCTTGGCATAACTAAATCCGGTGTTTCTGATATAGAATCAGGCAGGCGCGAAGTGACAGAAAAGCATATTATTATGTTGAAGAACAACGGCGTCAATGAAGATTGGATTCGTACAGGAAATGGTGATATGTTTGTCAAAAAAACCAAAGATGAAGAATTAGCAAAAATGCTTGGAGATATTCAGAATCTTGGCGAAGAATCATTTAAGCACCGACTTATAACAGCTTTAGCAAGATTAGACGATGCAGGATGGGATAGCTTAGAAAAGCTAATCGACATGATTTCTGGCAAGTAGCAAAAAAGACAAGGGTAATGCGCAAACCCTTGTCTTTTTCTTATTAATATTTTAACAGCGCCTTTACGTATGTGAAAATTACTTTTAACCAATGTTGATTATTACAATTTTGCACCATTTCAATAATCTCTTTCTTATAATCCATAAATAGCCCTCCCTGTCACAACTACCACCTACATCACAGTATATGTCCGGCTTGTGGGAAACAGAACCGAACATCAGTTTGTTTTTATCATTATACCACCGATATTTCCTCTTGGCAACTGCCAAATATATACATGAACTTTTGCTATTTCGTAAGCAAACTTTGCAGTTCCAAAGAAAATTGTGCTTTCGTAAATATAATATCTGACACTGCAAATTTCCTTGATCTCGCTCAACTCCTGCATCTGGACGGAATAAATTTGTTCCGTAGCTTCCTTTGTGATCTGCGCATCTCTGCGGTGGCGTTCTGCTATATCATGTGATGGTATATGCACCGCACAGAATATTTCGCAAAATATCAGGATGAATACGACTATCCTGTATCTGTTCTTCTCCATTACTACCAACTCTTTCTAAAAATATATCACGCATTATAGCACAAACTTGTGTAATTTTTCTGGGAAGTGCAAAATCATGGAGTTTTTCTGTAAAAATAATCTACTTTTTTGATATTTTACTATGCACAGTTTGTATGAGGTGGTATAATATTGTAAAATTTTAACAAGGGAGGGGATTGTATGAGCAAAGGTGAAAAAAAGAAAGATTCAACCCTGAGTGTCATCTCCTGTATTCTGGCAGGTGTGGCATTCATTCTTCCGTTGCCAATTATCCTGTCGTTTCCTCTGGCTCTGGCAGGAGCAATTGTAGGCTTGGTAGATATCGGCACAAAGAAAGAAGAATACAGGCATATTGGCTCATGGTTCGGCATTATTGTCGGAATTATTGAAGTAGTTTTTATTGCAGTACAGTATATGAGATTTCTTTAAGAGTAAGGGAGGGCATGATGTGAAGAAAAAGATTATTGCATTAGTTTTATGTGGTGTTATGGCTCTGAGTGTTCCTGTATACGCCAAAGGTGGAAGTGTTTCACTCAGTTCTGATGAATTGCAAGTGCCAAAAACAGAGCAGAAAAAAGACAAAAAAGAGAGTAAAAAGAAAAAGAACCAAGATATTACTGTAACGCAGAGCGGTTGGACTATTCAGACAAGTGATTATGATAACGACCGATACGTTGCATATGGAGCTAAGGTTACTAACTCTAGTTCTAAAAAATATGGATATGTAACTTTAAATATTGTCGTAAAAGATGCTAACGGTAAAATATTAAAGAGCACTGATGATACATTTTCATCTATTGTTCCGGGAGATACTGTATTCTCGGCAGATAAAATTCACATTGGTCAATATGACCCTGCATCTGTCGAATTTTCTGTTTCATATGAAGATTCAGACTTTTTAGAGTCCGTTTCTGGCGACTCTGGAACGGATGCTTTTTCATTGTCAAACTTATCTGAAATGACAGACGAATACAGTTATACCACGATTACCGGTGAGATTGAAAGCGAAGCCCCTGATAGCTGCACTTCCGCTTGCATGACTGTTATTCTTAAACAAGGTGATGATATTGTTGGCGGTTTTTATGGCTATGTTGACGTGACAAGTGGTGAAACAACAGCTTTTGAAATCTCTGATTATGATCTACCAGAACATGATAACGTAGAAATTTCAGCACGTCCAGCATTTTAAAAAAATAATAAACAAGAGGGGCAATCGCCCCTCTTTCTCTTTGCCTGTCGTTCTCGCAGGCAGTCTCTCTATCCACACATCCTCCCGGACACAGAAACCATATTTTGCGAATTATGTCAAACTTTAATGCTTTACACTAACAATTTCAAGTGCTACACTTTGTTTGTGGGACAATAATACCACAAACAGGAAGAAAAATGTGTGTACTGTCAAAATCATGGCGTATTTTGACAAATTGAGACTACGAAAGGAGGGTGCGCATATGAGAATAGCCATATGTGACGATAACCAGCTTGAAGTTGACTTATTTAAAGAGCGCGTATCGGGATTCTTACGGCGCAAAAGAGATTATCGCTATGAAATTAGTGAGTATTCAGCAGGTTATCCGCTTGTTGAAGATGTGAAAGAGGGTAAATGGTACGATGTAATTGTACTGGATATGATTCTGGAAAATGAGAACGGTTTGGAGATTGCGAATCGGCTCCGAGATGTCGGATACGATGGAAAGATTATTTTCTGGACAGCCGACGATTCTCATTTGCAAGAAGCATTTGACGTCGGTGCTATGCAGTATGCGGTCAAGGGCAAGGAATACGGCAGAATATACCGGGCTATTGACGAAATTCTGTCACAGATGAGGGATGAAACATTGACGTTCAAATTCCACAGGCAGATAAACCGGCTCAAATACGATGAAATTGAGTACGTCGAGAGTCAGGCGAGAGTCTGCCACATTTTAGCTACAAATAACCGATGTTTCGTGACCAATTGCAAGCTGAATGATCTAGAAGAAAAGCTGTCTGATAAGCGATTCTTGCGCTGCCATCAGAGTTATCTGGTGAACATGGATCACATTCAGTCGGCAGGTGATAATTTCGTCATGGATTCTGGGGACATTGTCCAGATAAGACAGAATGGAGCAAAGGAAATTAAAGAAAAGTACGAAGAATACATAAGCTGACAGCGAAAAATGACCGCCAACCCGGGAAGGAGTAATTGGCGGTCATTCTCATTGTCAACACTTAATAAATAAAAGGGTTTGCAATACGAACTACTATATCGAACACGTTTTATTATAGCATTATAAAAGTCATATTACAACTGTCATTTAGAAATATCTGTGATTCTAGTGAATGTTCCTTTCGGAATAAATTCAAAAACAAATCCTTCTGTCGGATGCGGGATGCGAATGAAGTACCATTTCAGCCCGGAACTGTCGGTTTCTGTATATTTCATTACCTCTACAACTGCGCCTTTTTTCAGTTTCGGAAACAGTTTAGATGGGCTGTTTTTGTTAGATTTTGTATAACATTTTGTGTCTTTTTTAATCTGCGCAACGTAGGCTCTTGTGTTCTGCTTTTTGACTGTATCTGAGTCTGAAACTGGCGTTGTATCTTTAACTAAACTGTAATTTGGGGTGCAGAATTTTGTTCCCGGAAGGTTACTGTTGTAGTAACTTTTCTGACATACACCACCGCCATTTGCGATAATTGTAGAGCCACCAGAAGTGTTTCCTTCGACTGTCCAGAACCGATCTCCTGACACTTTTATTACGATTCCGGTGTGTGTAAATGTGCCATTTCGATAAAAAATAACAATATCTCCAACTTTTGGATTGGCATTTTTTACAAATAAGACGCCTAAGGTTGGGCAGTATACATACGGCCAGTGTTTTAAGAGTTTCTTTGCATTATCCAGACCAAAAGCTTTCATGAAACACCAGGAGATAAACGCTGCGCACCAGGGCTGCCCCTGATAGGATGGTTTTATATCTCTCCAATATTTTGTATAGTTTGCTGATCCAGCATTTGCTGTCTTACTATCAAGCTGACTATTGCTTGCCTTTTCAAGATATCCGGTTTCATTCTTTGCGATCTTGATTAATTTGTCAATTGCGTTCATGCTCTTATCCTCACTTTCTGGAAAATATGTCTTTAATGCGTTATAAACAAATCTCTGCCGGCTCTTATATGCCCCGACCTGGTTCCCTGTATCGGTCTGACAGGCTGCATAGAGATTATCGAGCGTATATGGTTTCTTAGTCTTTGCCAGAATCCTCGTTACTGTTCCCTGTCCACCTTGGTGTCTAAAATTCACGCACATAGCTTGCCCTCTAGCGTCCGTAACGCCCTGTTTAAGGGCTTCGTCTGCGTAGGTGGCTAATTGTTCATCCATAAGGCTATCTTGGCATGCAATACCTGTTTTGGATGAAATAAGAGTAACTATGGTGTCGGCAAGCTGTGACACTCTGGAAATATTGAAACATTCCCAGTTTGCTGTCTGGACTTGTTCCAGAAGTCTGACCTTGTCTATTTTCTCCCACTGTTCCGGGTCAGCATCGTAAATCCGTTCCAGAAGCGTCTTGGCTTCGGTTGCGTACCATGCTCCTGCCCCGATTGTAATTGCGTGTTCTTCAGAAGAATTGGTGTAGGCTTCTGTGAAGTCCGAATAATCCTGCTGTCCATAAACCTGTCCGCCGGTTTCGACTGCGTAAATAATCTTTCTGAGAACTGCTTTCTGCTCGTTTGTCATATCACGTTGCTCCTTTCTGTTAAATATACCTTGTAAGCTCCATATCTGCCCATAGAATCAATTTTTATATGTCATTCGAGGATTTTATCGAATTACACGTAAAATCGATATATGAGCCAAATACGAGGCCGTTAATAAAATGGTTCAATTTGGGCTGAAATGAATTAAGAATGTCAGGGTCAAATTAGCCTAATTTGACGATTAATATATATCTTGTATATATATTAATTATATTCTTATTCTATTTCTTATTCTTATTCTATTGCGTTACATTGCGTTACTGGTAACGTTATTGTAACGTTACATTGAGATATTATGTAAACGAAAATTGCTCGTTGACAGAATATTTATTTCTGAATTTTATTATTTTCTCAGATGATTGATTTATTCTGAAAACAATAAAAATTTACATTTACAAATTATTCATTTTTTATTTTTAATATAGTTACATTTTAGTACGGTAAGGACTGAGATTTTGATGGTTTTTGGGCGAATAAGGGCTTATTTCAGTTTTTATGGAAAATGCGCTCTTATTTGCAATTTTAGGCTTCTTATTTGCAAAAATTAACATTAAAATAAGCAAAAAGAGCCGATGGAAGTGAGATTTTACAATGATTATGACATCACGTATTCGATTAATTTCTGTGGCGTACTAAATGTTCCCATGCCCTCTACATATATATCTTTTGTATAGTTTCCCGAACTTCCCGAAATATTTGGAAAATCTTCATTGAAAGAAACAGCAGATAATCCATCATAGCTGTAAGGACCACTTCCAAAGCCGCTAAGGAAACTATAATAGCCATCGTATTTGCTTTTTCCTACGCCTAAATATGCATATTGTTCTTTTTCGTAAGTTACATTTCCGTCCTTATCCCACTGTTGCCATGTTTTTTTAACAAATTTTCCAATGCTAGGTGCGTATTTGCTAGAAAATGTTGCTTTGAAAAGTAGGTATGCATATACAAAATATGAATGCCACGGTGGCATTGAACCCGATACATTGACCAGAGAAGCACCAGCATTTCCTAGTTCTGTTATTGAATAGTTGCCGTTTTCTGATACGTTCATAAGGGCTTCACTATATTCGCAAACATAAGAATTTCCGTCAGAATCGCGTCCTGTAAATCGTGTAAAGATTCGAAGCAATTCTTTTGGAGAATCATCGCTTTTCTTCCAGAGAAGCGTATCACCGCCATAAATCTCGTCTGTATTTACACCATTGATGGGAAAATCTTCAATTTCCTGTCTGTTCAAAAACGCTTTATATATCATCCTATCAGCCCTCCTTAAATGTGAAATACAATGTATCTGTTCGGTCAGTTCCTGCGGCTACAAGAGCGTCGTAATCAGCTTTCTTGATTCGCTTTATGCACCTTAATTGTGCCTTTTTTAATTGCCCGGAAGTACTGCCAGAACCACCAGAACCGTCCGTAAAATCATCAATTAATGCCGGAGAAAATTCAGAATCCGAACCGTCCGTAAATTCCGCATAACTGATTGTCGGCATTTCAGATCGTGTAAGATTGACCGTTCCAGATATTTCGGGAGTGTATTTTCCCAACTGCTGGCTATTGCTGTTGAACGGTGCATTATTGGCAGAATAGGTGTCAATCATGTCTGTAGCGCCGATTTTGAGTGTCCTGCTCATGATGTATGAATGAACGTACCATTGCAGTTCTGTAGGCTCCTGTTCATCGTGCTGAATCTGCTTTTTATAGTAGAGTTCGACTGCCTGGCCAACCATGTTCAGTGGGTTTCCCTGAACCTCGGCAGTATATCCCTGCGCACGATAATATTTCCGCAAATCTTGATTTACGAATACACCATAGCAAATCTTCATAATTGGTTCAATCCTTGAAATACCACCATATTCGTCTGCATCCCAAACGTAATTAAGCCAGTCTTCATTTCCTACAAAGAAACTATTTCTGTTGTAATAAACGTTGTTATCATATGCTTCCTGTGCGGTGTAGTCACCTTGTGTAAAACCAAAGGCTCTATTCGGGTCAGGATCACAAAATATAACATTCGGGAACCAGATTCTGCCCTCTTTTGCGGTAAAACTTTTAAACGTATCAAGGTGTACTTCTTCGTTACCGTAGTATTTATAAATGTTCTGATTACTGGTGGTCTGTCCGTACCTATAACTGTTCTGTCGAAGTTTCAGATACTCAAACTTCCCGTCCCTGTTCATCCATCCAAAACGGTCATTCTGCAAGCATAAATCTTTAAGAATATTCACTACGTTCATCTCGTTTGAGTTATTCGTATCAGGCACATAGGTGTCGTCCCAATGTAACTTTGTACTGACTTGTTCAAGTCCCAAAAACTCAAATAATTTATCTCTGAATTGCTTTTGAGTCAGCTTTTTCTTCTTATCAGTCGTCTGGTTTTTATACCATCGAGCAATGTCAGTATTTCGTAATTTATACAGATAATCATATGCGATAAAATTACGTGTCAGGGAATTTGCTTTCCGCTCTGCGCTGTCGATTTCACCTGTGAAAATTTTGATTCTTGTTCCTTTTCTCTCGATGTAAACTTCAATTTTTCCAGAGGGATAAAACTCTTCGGAAGTACCGTTAAACTGATCGTGGTGAGCCTGAAACGTTATCTGATTGCAGACACAACCGCCGAAGATAAAATACTGTTCAGAGCAAATAGACTCCTGCAAAGTAAGCGTATTCTGGTCAATATTTTCATTTGTAAGGTCAGCAAATTCGCCATTAATCCAGTGTACTGTTACTTTTATTGGTTCAGTTTTTTCTTCTTCAACTTCGCCAGAGCCGCCGCCAGAACCACTACTTGAGCTATCGTCAAACGGGTTTTTTCCGTCATTCGTGACTTTAATTTGAAAACTGTCAGAACCAACGAATTTGGAAACTCCGTTGACCGTGGAATTATAAGAAACTGTGATGGTCTTAGAACCTGCGGTGGAACTATCGAAACCAGAAATATCATAATCTGTAATTTCTTTCTCAGTTCCGTCCTGCCTTACTTCTGCTACAGTCAGTCCAGACGGGTCGAATGCTTCTCCGATTTTATAGTAAACCTTTGACGGGAAACTTGTGATTCTTATTCCTGAAAGATCATATACGGTCACTTTAAAAGTAGTGGTATGTGTTTTATATGTTACTGTGATTGTCTTTTCACCAACAGAACTGCTGTCAAAGCCAGATAATTCAAATCCTGATGTTTTTGTTTCTGATGTGCCATCAGTATATTTAACAAGGATTGACAATCCAGTTGTGTCGAATACGTCTCCTTTTGGATATTCGATTTTTGCAGGCATGGTTTTTACTTCGATTCCAGAAATATCTACCACAAGAATACTGAAATCTACGGTCTTTTCATCGAATGTAACCGTTACGATTTTATTTCCGTATACTGACATATCCGGGCTTGACAGGGTATATCCAGTTACTTGCTCGGATGTATTATCGTTGTAATGTGCGGTGATTATGAGCCCTGTACTGTCGAATGTTTCACCTACAAAATATCTGGTTTTGGTTGGCATATGAGTAACTTCAAGTCTGGTTACCCGGATTAACCATGTGATTATGCCTCTCGCTCCCCACGGGGAACCTGAGATTTCATTTGCTTTTTTATTTAGTGTAACGTTTGTTGTGGTGGACGTATTAAAAGCATTTTCGCCAATGGACATAACGCTTGCAGGAATAGATACGTTCGTAAGTTGTGTTCCGTAAAACGCCTGAGTGCCAATAGTTTGAACGCCGTCAGGAATTACCAGATTTTTAAGTGAAGTACTGGAAAACGCATTATTTCCAATGCTCAAAACGCTTGAAGGGATGTCGATTTCTGTGATTTTACCACGACCTGCAAAACACGATTCTGGTATTTCTACTATTCCATTTTCAATAGTAACCGATTTTAAATTGAGGCATAGCGAAAACTGTGATTTTCCAACAAATTTAACCGAGCTTTTTAGCGTAAGGCTTTCGAGTTTAGAAAGCTTCCTTGTTCCGTCTGTTCCATCAATAGTTCCGCCGCGAATTATCAAATTCTTGCAATTTGGAATGCTGATTCCGGATGAACTAATCGTAGAATCTGCGCTCCCAATTTCAACATTGTTTATTATTGCCGAAGAAAAAGCACCGGCTGACAGTAAAGCTAATGATTCTGGAAAAACGACATTATCCAATGACTGAAATCCGTTTAATACGCCACCTTGAATTTCTTGCAAACCTTCGTGAAAAACAAGTCCTGATAGGTTAGGGCAAGAGCCAAACACACCACCTTGAATAACTTTTAAACTTGCGGGAAACTCTAATTTAGTTCCTAAAAAAGTAGTAAAGTTCCCACCGCCAATACTTGTAATTGTGTTCCCTAATTCGATATGTGTTAAACTTTCAAATTGATAGCCGAACCCGCCCGGGATTTCAGTGATTCCATCACCGAAAACAATTTTTACGCATCTTTTAAATAAACTGTCGGGAACGTCAGAATGTTCAGAGTTGTCAGTTAATCTTCCTGTGATTTTTCCAGTTCCAGAAATGGAAAGCGTATTTGTATCAAGATTAAATTCGGCTGTTGCATCTTCATAATTTGGCGAACCGATATGTACTAAAAAAGAATCGTATACATTAACTTTTATCGTATCGTCTGTTATACCAAAATAATTGACGTTAATAGTAACTGTGCCTGCTTCTGTAAGCGTCTTGTTTTCAATAGTAAAACCACTGTCTACTTGTTCTGAACCGTCTGAATATACGACAACTATATAGCTTACCCCTATATCTGTAGTATCTCCTACGAAATACGAAGCCCCAAAATAACTCATTCCATTTATTTTTTCTGGCTGCATAATAGTAACTTCAAATGTGCAAGTAAAATTACCATAAGTGACAGTTATTCCGCATTGTTTTGGAGAGCTACTGTCAAATCCAGAATACGTGCAGCCTTTTGTGACATCTATAGTGTTTCCATCACTTGTCGTCGCAGTAACTACAATGCCCGTAGGATCAAATTCTTTTCCAATGTGGTAATTTACCTTGATTGGCATTGTAGTAACGGATATGGCGATAATAGAGACTTCTGAGACGGTAATCTCAAATGTTGTGGTCTTGCCGGATGCAGTAACGGTTACAACTTTTGCTCCCGGAGAACTACTATCAAATCCTGATATTTCATAATCGGTGGTGATTTCTGATGTTCCATCATTGTATGTTTTGGACACTTTAAGACCTGTACTGTCAAATAATTCGCCCTGACAGTATGTAGTCTTATCCGGCATTTTTGATACAGCGATTCCGGTGACGTATTTATCAACGAACTTCTCGTAGCTAACTATCTGAGCTACACCTGCATTCTTTACCAGAATTGAAATCGGTATTGTAGAAGATACAGAAATATTCAGATTTGTTGTGATTTTACCGTCAGTGATTGATGATGTGCCAGTGTATGAACTGCCTATAGGTATCTGGATAACATTGATAAATAATGTCTGTCCCTCTATCAAGAATACTTCGTATTTCAGCGCATACGCTGAGGACGTGCTTGAATAATACACATATCCCTCGACTCTGATTTTGAGGAATCTTTTTCCTGATGTGAGTGTCCCCTCTTGACGGTAAACATAATAAATCGCACCATCCCTACGCCAGATTTTGAGTTGTTCGGCGTTTTGCCCGAATCCGATAAAATTGTTACCAGAAACATATATAATACTGGCGGTCTTTCCTGCGTAGGTAAACCAATCAACACCTGAGACGCTAACTACATCATCATCGTGCTTCGTGTTGCTGACAATAGCAGTCATCCCGGTCGTTGTATTCAATAAACTGTCAAAAGATACTGTGTCTGCCATAATCATCCTCCCGTCTATAAAATAAAAGAGCACATGAGCTGTGACACCCATGCACTCTGGTTGTTAGTATTCGATCAGTGCGAACCGCATCTTGTTGTAAAGAATGTTCTTTGTTTCTTCGTCCACATTGATAATTTTGTAATCCACATCGGGCATATAAAAAGCACCTGTTTTGTAGGTGTTCTGTTCGTCATCCCAATACGTAACCTTGTACTTTCTTTGTGCTCTATTTACCAGTCCAGAAGCAAATACGGACTGCAACTCCATTTTCTCTGCCAGATAAAGAGGCCTGGTATTGAAATCAATCTTTGTCTTAAAATTCGGGCTTGTATCCCTGTGCAAGAGATTATTCAAGTCCCTGTATGCTTCTACTTCTGTTCTCTGGTTTGGAGTTGCAGTGTAATCATCGTAGGCAAGGTATTTGTTTGGAACAATTTTGCTTCCATACTTCAAGAGCCATCCCTCAAAACTGCTACCTGCAATAAAATCACTCATTTACCTCACCTACCTTTCAAATAATCCGAATCCATTGCGGTTTCTGAATTGTTCGTTTTCCTCTTGCAAATATCCGACTAAGTGACCATCTGCATAAATTGCCATGCCTTTGACAGCTTCCCGGATAACCTGTGCGATATTCTGATTGTTGTCGAATGTGTTGTTACTGATTGCAATTACTTCACGGCGAATATCGTCACCAAAAGTACCATTCGCAGATACTGGCTTCTGATACATTTTGGCAGTCGGAACAGCCTTTATATTTGCTTCCATTTGCGGAAGCTGAATACCCTGTATAGATGTGCTTATATCCCCGATTGTAGACTGCAATGCCGGAATCATGTTCTGCATACCTATCTGAAAGCCCTGCATGGTGTAGCTACCAAGTTCTTCAAATACCTGAGATGGGCTGTGAATTTTGAGAACTTTGCGGAACGTATTTGATATATTTTGCGCGATTTTTTGCACATTTGCATAAAGCTGTTGTGCCGCGCCTACGATTCCATTGTTTAAGCCAATAATAGAGTTCCAGCCGACATTATACAGGTTTCCAATGGAATTGCTGATTCTGCTTCGGATTCTTCCAAACCATGTGAACGACGCAGAAAAGCCCGGCTCTAATCCGTTTCGGAATCCTTGACCGCAGTATTCTGCAAGCTGCTTGAACCATCTGGACGGAGAATGGGAGTCTACTGCTTCCTGCGCAGGGGATTTTACACTGTTATTCATTAGGTCAAGAATCGAAGTCTTTGTGGATTCTTTCTTTCCGTCAATCCCAGACTGCAATCCCTCTGCAATGTTGCTTCCAAGGGTTTTACCGCTTGATTTTGCAGTTTCTTCTGCATCTTTTGCAGATGATTGAATTGTTGAGTTGAGCTTTTCAGTGACTTTGCTGCCGTTCTGCTCAATCCCACTACCTACGGCAAGAATCTGATTCTTTCCGAGTTCCGTAACTAATTCAAAACCAGAATTGTTATCCAGAACGCCGTTGATTGCCCCCTGCAGAGTTGAATCCATTGTACTTTGTAGAGTACTTTCATAGTCAGAAATACCTTTTCCAAACTGTACCATCTGTCCGTTTGCTAAAGTATAGTAACCGTTATCGTCCGGCTCTAATCCCTTTGCAATTTCTTGATAAACCTGTAATGCTTTTTCACCGAGAATCTGCTTTCCGTTTTCCCAGATACCGCCCATTTCATCAATTGCATTTGCTGTGTCCGTTACCAGAGTTGCAAAGTCAACGGTCTGGATAAGCGTCTGGAATCCTGTAAGCTGTTCTGAGATATCCTCAAACGACACATTGTTAATCCGATCAGCCATATTTGAAAACTGATTAGAGGATGTTTCCGCTGTATCTCCAAGGTCTTTGACTGGTTTGTTTACTCCTGCTATTGCATTCTCGAAGTCCTCTGATGAAACCCCAAGATTATTAAGTTTAAGTTCGAGTTCAAATAACGCCTGTTCTGTGCTATATCCGTTATCTTTCAATTCGGAAAGGAATGTTAATAAAGGATATGCTTGTTCTCCTGAAATCTGGCTTGCACGAACTAATCCAAGAATAGCATCTTCATATTCCTGGAATACCTTTAAATCGTTCTCTGTAAGTTTATTACCGGCTCCGAATATATCTTTCATCCATTCGTTGATAGCACCGGTAAAATCTCCTTTTTGATATCCAAATACGTTATCTTCCAGAAATTCTCCGAAAGTTTTATCTTCACCCCCGAATAGATTAACACTTATCCATTTTCCGAGATTGAATCCTGCTATTGCAGTTCCTAAGACAACCATACTGTCTGCGAATCCTGCTACAAGTGTAGAACCTAGCCCAGAGCCAAAGAATGCCTGCAATGCACCACTGGTTGTGGAAAGAACCGTTCCTAACCCACCGAAGATTGTTCTGAGTGCGCTGATAGAACTGACTACATTGTATATATTTCGGGCAAACTTAATGCTTCCCCTTATAATAAAAAACCGTGCCAGAGCTTCGCCAAGAGCTTCTATCTGTTTATCGTCAAGCTTTCCTAAGGCTTTTGCGAAAGCATCTAAGGCGCTTACTAATGCGTTAATCAGGGGGGCGCCGATATCGTTCAGCATTATATCGAAAAAGCTGATAAACCCATCTGCGAATCCCTCAGCAAACGGCTGAAATACATCCCATACATCACCGATTGTTTTTACTAGCAAATCCCAATCAATATTTTTGATAAAATTCACAATTACGTCTTTAAGATTCCCGATTCTTGTCCATAACCCGTCCCAATCAACATCAATCACTCCGAACTTATCAAGCGCGGCAACAGTAAGACCAAGTCCTGCCACTATCGAAGCATATGGATGCGCTGCTAACATGGTGATTCCTTTGCCTATCACTCCTTCTTTACCGAAAATGCCACCGAACCATGTAAGTCCTTTAAATGCTGCAAAAGCTGTCAGGAGTTGTCCGAGGAAATAGCCAATAGACTGTGCCTGTTCTGGCGAAAATGTTGCGATAAACTCTTTGAACCTGTCAATTAGATCAGGAAGTTTATTAACTCCATCTGCCGCCTTATCAAAGAAATCGTCAAAGAAATCAAGTAATCCTGTTCCGACATTCTCAGCAAATGGCTCTAACACATCCCATAACTGCACAAGGGAAGCGTTGATTTTATCCCAGTTAATTTTCACGAGAAAATCATTAAAAGCATTGATTAGTCGTGGTAATCCTTTTTCCCCAAGTGTCCACTTGCCAAGCGGAACTAAAAAATGATTCCAGAAATCTTTTAATGCTGTCCATGTGAAATCTCTGAGCTGTTTCAATCCATTGTTCCAAAGATTTTTCAGCGCTTTTGTGGTAGGTTCTGCGACTTTTGCAAGTTTCTTAAATGTGTCTGTAACTTTATTTGCGAATGCCATGGCCTTATTTTCCATGGAATTGTAGGCGGCATCCCATTTCTTCTGGTATTCGTTCAAAAGTTTATCCAGTGCATCATTGAGAATTCCTGCGTCAATTGCAGATGTGTCAATTTTTGGCGTTTTAATTTTAGAATTTGCAAGGTCTGACAGAGAACTATCGTCTTTGCTCATGATTTCCAGTTCATCATAGGATGCAAGGAACTGTTTTAATTTTTTTGCGCTCTTGGTTGCATTTTTCAGATTATTGTCTGTATCTTTTGTAGCATCATCTACATCTGAAATTCCAGAATCGTCTATGGAATCAAGCGCATTCGAGAGATTTTCGCTTCCACCGCCGATAGAACCGAACATTTTTCCGATTTTGGTATCAACTCCAAGAAGTGAACCAATGTATGTCAAAAGTCTTTGAAATGCGATTACGAGACCATTGATGTATGGAAGCACTGCCGCAACTACAGGCATAAAGATGTTCCCTAATGCTCTGGCACAAGATACTAAGTTTGCACGAAGTATACGCAACTGGTTGGCTGGCATATTGATTGTATTTGCCATATCCGCCCATGCGTACCGGGTGGAATCCAGTATCACTATTGTTCTCAGCATTGCCTTGCTTGCTTGGTCCATATTAGAAACAGACGTTTGTATGCCAAGATTTGCCGCATATTGCTGTAAGTTTGCCACACGAATGTTTGCACCATATTTGTCTACAGCACGGCTCATACCTACTAATCCAGAGGACAAGTTCTCATAAACTGTGCTAAAATCAAGATTCTTAACAGATGCAAGGTCGGCGCCGATCATGGTTAATGCATTCGACAGTTTTAACGCCTGTTCAGAAGTTGTTCCCATAGAGGACGACAATTGTGCAAACTGGCCTTGATAATTCAAGAGCATGGACGGGTCCATACCGAGTGATTTACCTGATTTATTTGCGGTCAGAATCGCGTTGTCGGAAACATCAAATCCAGACATTTTAGATGTAAGTTCTCTGGCTCTCTGGCTGAATGAATCCGCGTATGCTTCTGCGGAGTCATACCCTGCTTCCGACCAAGTTTTTCCTGTTTTATCTGCTACCTGACGGAACGCCGCTTGAAAGTAGTTATAATCTTCGAGGAAGTTCATGGAACTTTCAATTGCGCTACCGAATTTTCCAACAACAAATTTCAACGTCCAGAACTTCGCAACCAAGGACATAATGCTAGGTAAGCTTTTTTTAGCTTTACTTCCTACATTTCCAACGGCATTACCGAGTCTTCTAACTTTTCCCGTCGAAGCAGCCGCACCCTGTCCCAGTCTGGAAAAAGCACTCGCAGTAGACCTTGCCGCCCTACCAGCATTTGCCCCAGAATTTGCCAACTGAGCAATGGCCTGCGTCATTTGAATTGTACTGCTACTGATTCTAGGAGCGGTACTCATCGTCTGGAAGAATGATTTTAAGCTATTTGCCAGATCATTAAGCTGAGTTGCTGTCTTTCCGGTTTTGTCCCCTGCATTTGCCAACTGAGATATTGACTGAACAAATGTATTAATTGGTTGAGAGATATTACCTATTCCAGAGAACGAAACTATGATTTTTCTAAGCTCTTCGCCAAGGTTTGGAAGTTTAGATGTAACTGCATCAATAGAGCTGCCGGCATTCGCCAATCTTGCCAATGAAGAAACAAACCGGTTTACATTGTTTGATACGTCTGGAATACTGCTAAGACCAGATAATTCGGAAATCATGTTCTGAATCTTTCCAGACACATCACCTGTGGAGTTTAATGTTTCGTTCAATCTACGTATAGAATTTACAAACGAATTTAATCCACTGTCTTTCAAATTAAGGCTGCCAAGCGTGCTCATGGACTGAGTGAACTGCTGTAACTGGCTGTTTACTGTCGATAAATCCAGACCGTTCAATTTTGCTTCTATATTGTTCTTGAGCTCATCTGTATTAATTGAAAGATTTACTTTTACCGGGTCATAGGTAAGCGTGGATGCCTTATTAATGGCATTTCTAATATCTCTGGCAATCTTTTCTTCGTTAATCTTTACGTCAATTGGAATCTGACCGTTTGCAGACTCCATGGCAGACGCAATGTTCCTCTGGATTGACACACCGAGTTGCGTGCCTAACTCATTTACCGAGCTGTATACCCTGTCTGATGCCATTGCTGCATCTGAACCGGACAAAGCCTGAATTGATATTGGCTTGATGGAATCCCTTACTTTTTTGAGGTTTTCAAGGACAGTTATCAACTGATCTGCGTCGTTGATGGTATCCTTTGGAATCAATGTAGGGAACTTTTCTGATAATTCTCCCCATGCCGAGTTAAGGTTAATTCCTTTTGCCGCATCAACTGTGATATTTCCAAGGTATTGCTGCAATAATTCCCTGAACTCGCCTTTTCCGATGTCTGCTTTGAGCATATCGGAAACGTAGATTTTTTTGCCCTTGAAATAATTGTAAAAGTCCTGCCACTCTTGTTCTGCACCATCCAGATAACTTCCGAGATTGGATTTTACGACTTTCCCGCTCTGCTCAATGCTTTTTGCAATATCATCCAGAGTCTTTCCCCAGTCACCGGCTGTGAAGTTTTGTCCGTCAAATGAATTTGTAAGTTGCTGTGCCAACAAATCTATCTGTCTTTGAAGTTTGGAAGCGGCACCGCCTTTTAATTCAAATGCGCTTGCGAGCTGTTTGGACAATGCAGATGCATCTATTCTGGTAGTCTCTAAAGATTTCTCAACAGAATATTTCAATTTTTCGGACATATCCGCTGAATTAATCTCTACATTTAATTTGAGATTCTTGTTTTCAAGATTGCTCAAATTCACTTTACTGAGACGTTCGAGCTGTGCGGCCATGCTATTCAACTTACTTGTATCAATACTTTTGATAGATTGCACGGCATAACTGAGAGTACCGATAGATTTAGAAAAATTTCTCATCAAGCCTACGCTTTTGGACATCAAGCTGTCTAATCGGTCGAATTTATTGCACAAATCATTGATTGATCTTGACGCACTGGAAACGTCACTGCTGACTTGTATCGCCAGGGTATCAATCGTATTGTCAGCCATATTCTCACTCCCTTCTCAAAAAATATTTATAGTAAAAAAGAGGGGACAAAAATGTCCCCTCCATCTGGTTTTCTACAGTTTGAGTTTCACGATTTTAAATCGGAAAACATAATTGTCCCGTTTTTTTATTTTTTCTTATATTTCTTAGAATCCGCAGCAAGCGCATCAAAATAATTAATTGCTTTTTGCAATTCCTTTTCTTTTTTCTCTTCTTCTTCCTCTGCGGTGAGGGGAAAGATTCGAAACGGCTTTGACGGATACTCATATGGCGCTTGACCATTTTTCCTGAACATATTGCATACGGTAGCTTTGAGAGCTTCTACAGCGTACACGCCCTGCATATGTTCGTGGAAATTCTTTCTGTCCTCAGAAAACTTATATGCTAAATCGTAGCATTCTAGCTCTCTTGGTTCAGAGTCCATAAATTCTGCTTTTGAAACTCCGTTATAAATATAGAACGGAAGTAAATCTTCCATAACATATCGGCTAAATGGTTTCTGAATTTTTTTTACTTTTTGGCTGGATTCTTGTGATCCTGTGGTGCTTTCACTCCATTCTCCATTTCCGGATTCGGATTCTGAAGAATATCGTTTAAAAAACCCGCGTTCATAAGCTCATCGGCAAGAATGCCGAACAACTGTAAGAGTCCTCTTGGTTCATCGGTTTCTTCATCTTTGTAATCATCCAGTAAATTTCCAATTTCCTGCAATGATTCTGCCGGATTGTACTTTTTAAATCCAACAAAAAGAAGCTCCCTGATTACGCAGAATAAGTCTTTAGTTCTTCCAATTCCGGAAACGTCTCCATCTGTTTCGATTTCTGCTGATTTAAAAAGCTTTGCCAAGTCCTGAATTCTTTCCATAAGATCTGTATCGCAGAATGCATTGTAACCAAATTTGATAATATAATCAGTTCCATTAATTGTTAATTTTGTCATATCATATATCCTCCCAAATTAAAATAGAAATTCCCGCCATAGATTTGACTCAATGGCGGGATGCTTATCAGCCCCCGAGTGGAGATGGAAAATCTTCATCAGACGGCTCAACTTTGTCTTCAATCTTGATTTCATCTGAAATTGTTACGTTTGCAGTAACTTCCCATGCTGCATTTACTTCGGCAGATGGAACGCCAAGTCTTGACGGTACAATCGGAATAAACCAAGCCTTTGTAAGGTCTGGATGATAAATTTCCAGCCAAGGCCTTTTGCCTTCTGCTTTGTTCTTGTCCCATGTGCCACAGATGTTTTCCCAAGTATCAATGAACACCTGAGACATACCAAATGTAAATCCCATAGCTCCCGATAAATCGAGAAGTCCCGGAACGGATGTTTTGTATTTTGTTGCGTTCAGAGATGTGGTGTCGATAGTATCAGGTTCCGGGTTCATATCCGGAATGGATTTTGGTTTCTGTAAATTGTAATATTTGTCTGTTGGGCGTGTGCCCGCTATAGTTTCGAATGCAATCGCGACCTTCATGCCAATGGTACTGAGGTCAATCGCTGGTGTTGCTGCCATATTCGACTCCTTTCTGCTTTTTCAGCTATAAAATCACATTAAAAAAGAGCCTTGTCGGCTCTGACACGTAACCCTGTGCCCGGGAGATAAAAGGATCACCGCCCTTTCTATTCATCTGTGCCTGTTTTCAGTTCTGGAAGCCCTGCTACAGATGTAAGCAAGGATAAAACGCCGGAAAGAACGGACGCGGATACGACCATCTTCCAGTCAACGCTTCCAAGGACTGTTGCGGTTCCGATTGTGGCAACTGCCGTCTGAGCAACTGTCTTAACAGCTCTGATTCCCGCAGCTTTCAGCCATTGTAATTTATCTTTACTCATAGGACACTCTCCTTTCTTTTTGGTATAAAAAATAGAAGCTGTTACGCTTCCAATAATTGCCCGGTGTAAATTCTGCTGTACCGGCTTATGATTCGTTTGAAACTCTTTTCGGAGTTTGCAACTTCTTCTGGCCCGTATGTCCGGCGAAAGCCCATCGAAATCATAGCCTGATGACTTTTGCTGTCGATTTCGTATGCAGTCGATAAAGCCTTTGTCCCAGATGCGTAACTTTCCGTCTGAAACGAAAGAACTGTTGCGCATTCGTGACCTTCAAGGCTTGTTGACTGCGTAGGGTTTCCCATCATGAATAATCTGGCGTATTTCGTTTTACCAGATGCTATTGTCTGGCTTTTTTCCATGGAAAAATTGCCTTTGCCGACTGTTGGTTGAATATCTTTACTCCACCTAGAAAATACTTCTGATACTGGGTTGTTAATCGTGTCTGGCATTTTATATCACCCTGCCTGTTCTAACATATTCTGAGACTGCCTTTAAGGAAATCTCTTATTTGAGAATATCCCCATCCACAATCAATCAATCCGCTGACAAGCATTTCTTTTGACTGAACTGCTTTCAGTTCTTCTTCGGTAAGGAAATCTCTTAGATTGTCTTTAGTAGAAATTTCTTTTTCTTCTCTAAGTTGTTTTGCAGTTTTGCCAAACAATGTACGATATACCATATCTGTATATGTCGAATATGCATGACCGTGCATTCTCTCGTTTTCTTGAGATTCTTTAAGTGCATTGGTCAACGCTTGTCTTACTGCAATGCCTTTGTCTCGTTCTCTGATTTTTCCTAAAAGAACTTTTTCCATTGCATTGAATTGGCGAATGTATCCTTCTTTGAACTTCATGGCTTTTTCGCCAGTGTATCCCATAACAAGAAGCGTAAATCCATCTCTCGTCATGCAGTACATAGGTTGTTTTTTATTCTGGATGCTTGTGTATGAGGAAAGCACGAAATTGTGCTGTCCGAATTCTTCACTGCATCCTAAATTTCTAATGTCCTGCAATACTCTTTTATGTTCTTTTTCAAAAGTTTCTGCGACATCTAGGCTTGTGACAATGCTCGTTTCTACTTTTTTGATAATCATTGTTTCTACTAACATGCTTACATTCTCCTTTTCTATGTTTTTTTTGCATGAAAAAAGCACCCACCACTCCGGTAGATGCTTTTATATGTTATAGTATATCAAAGACAGAGGTATTATTCAGTATTATCAGGTATTAACTTTCATGATGCAAACACTTCTTTTGCAATTTTTCTGATGCTTTGCATGATTTCTGCGCTTGCCTTATATACCGGCATGGTGGCTTCGGTACCGTAAGAGCGTACCCATTCGCCAGAATCGGCAAAATAAACCCACGATTCATTCTTTCCGTTTCCTTGCCCGTATGAACCGATTGTATATCCAAATTCTTGCCCTTTGGGATGCGGGCTGGTTCCCGACGGAGTGTTGTAGTGAATACCCGACCCAAATTCAATGAACAAAAGGTCAGAGCCTTCACACACAAGCGTCGCCTGAGAATAGCCGCCAAAGTTATTGATTCTGATATAGGTATTATGATTTTTGTCAGAATCGCCTTGCGCCAATGCTATGTTTTCATCTATAACCGGGATTCCAAGTTCTGCCAGCCTGCGGACAAACTCTTCATTCTTACTCACAAGCGACTTCTGATACGCTCTGAGCTGTTTTATAGTGTCTTGTATAGATTTATGCGACAATTCCATTTTAATGCTCTTATTCGCCATCTGAGCCATCTCCTATATACTTGATGCCATATCGTGCCACATTTCCTTTCTGGGTATCAAGAATCTTTTTTAGACGGTAGTCTGGCGGGACTGTAGGTTCTCCGTCTTCACCTAAAACAAGTTCTCCTGCTTCGGTCAGTTCCGGCTTGCGGTCAATCCAGAATACATCGGCAGTCTGCGGCTTGAAGTTGCGGTCGAAGTTTGTGATATACCTGTCATAATCCGGGATATAACCGGCGGATAATTCCTCTGGCGTTCCGGCAGTCGCAGATACGGACAGGAAATGCAGTTCTGGATTCTGATATTTCTTGATTGTGTCTATTCCGTCAAGTTCTTCTGTCACCCTGGACCAATACACTGTCTGTTTTTGACGTTTCAATCCTCTCATGGCGATTTCTCCCTTCAAAAATCTTATATTGCATATTTCATATGAGACACTTTTACATCTTCATCAGATACCTTTGCATAGATCATTGTCGTGTTAATGTTGACATGCCCAAGAATCTTTTGTACCTCAGTAATCGGCGTACCTCTCTGAAGCATAAGAGTCGCAAGAGTATGCCTAAATAGATGCGGTGTCAGAGGCCTGTCCAGTTCTGCCCGCTCACCGATTATTCGTACAATTCTTTCAATTGCTTCTTTTTTGAGTACCTTATGTGGTTTCCTTTCACTTACAAAAAGATATTCCGACTCATCATCTCTAATTGCGAAGTATTGTTTTAAAAGTAATTTACAACGAGCGTTTAGGTACGTTGTTCTATGCTTGTTGCCCTTCCCCAAAACAACTACTTCACCTTTGTAAATGTCTATATCTGCTTTCTTTACACCACACACTTCTGTAACCCTGGCTCCGGTACTATACAGAAATTCAACCAGTGCTCTTTCACGTACGGTTTCGCAAGCTTGCCTGATTCTTTCCAACTCCATATCTGTCAGAGGTTGCTTTTCGATACGCTCATATTTGATATTTTTGATAACTCTACATGGGTTCTTGCCTATATATCCTTCGTTTGCAGCCCACTCGAAGAAAGTGTGTATGGCAGTTCTTCTACTATCAAGTGTTCGATTGCTCAATCCTCTGCTTTCCTGAGCGTTATACAGATATACACGAATATCATTCGCAGTAATGTCCTCAGCTTTTTTATTGACTGTAAAAAAGAAATCATCCAGATAAAGATTGTAGAGTTCGAGAGTCTTTTTACTCAAACCCTCGATTTTTCTACTTACAATGTAAGTTTTGTAGAAATCTGGCAAATATCCAGTATACTTTACAACTGCTGTTTCTCTTTGACTGATATCAAAATCATTTACATACAACGCCAGTTTGTTTCTGACTCTTTCAAGATATTCTTCTGGAATTTCTTCATGCAACTTGGTCATGAACCCATTCACGAATTTATCTCTCATAAAAAATACCCTCCTTTTGGGTTCACAAAGGGAGAGTATCATGTTATAATAATACTGTACCCTTTGTGGTGTTGGAGTTAGGTTTTTTGATTGGTAGTCGGGAGCCTAACTCCTTTTTATTATGCTTTTTTGATTGTTATTTTCTCTTCATCATATTCGAGAATTACTTTTCTGTCTTCTTTGGTAACACCTATCATCCGAACTGCTTCTGACGGAAGTGATATTTTATAGTTGACAGATTCTTTTCCTGCGTTTCCACCAGCTTTGTTAATCATGATATTTCTTTCTACTTTTATCGAGCTCACCTCCATATAATGAATTTATAATCATTATATATTATTGGTGTCCAATAGTCAATAATTAACGTCCTCGTTTTAGTTAATTACATACAGTGTATCTTCTAGTGGTTCTGCTCTTATGTTCTCTGGCAGTTCATCATCGTCTGTGTCGGCGTATTTTCGGCAGTGGTATTCTGCCAGATCTACGTCTTTCTCTATCTGTTCGAGAGTTTTGTCTGATTCTCCTTTTATGATCAGAATCAGATCAAAGATGATTGACCAGAGTTTTGAGATGATCTGAAGTTTTGTCATTTATCGTCATCCTCTCTGCTTGCCTGGAGGATACACATAAATAAGACTCCTGTGATTCCTCCTGCAAGGTATGTTAATATGCCTGTTAAAATGCTCATGATTCTTCCTCTGTGAGTTTCTTGTATTCCTCTTCGGTGATCCGGTTCTTTTCTTTTGCCTGCTCTACCATTTTCAGCCAAGCTGAATACGGAAATTTCTTTTTCATTTTTATAAGTAATTCGTACATATTCCTCCTATTCCGGGATGTAAATGTCTCCCATTTCTGCTACATACTGGATAAGTAGTTTCTGAGTCTCCAGCTGTTCTTTCTGTTCCTTCAGCTGCTGTTCTACACTCTTCTCCGGTTCGTAGGTTAAATAGTTCTCCGGATTGTTCTGGATATCTTCCAGCTGGTCAGCAGAGGTTACAAATTCATTGTAGTCGTACTCATAGACGGTCTCTGAATATGTCTGTGTTTCTTCTGTTCCTGCCTGCTGTGTTTCTTCTGTGACTTCTTTTTCATTTGCGCAGATGAACACGTACACGCTATTTCCAGAATCAAATGTTTTAAGCAGTGGCTGCTTCTGTGTAAATCTTGCTTTCTTCACGTCTTATCACTCCTTTACATATCTTCATAATTTTCTTTACTTTCCATTTCTTTCGAATGTGTTTGCTATTTGTGTTCTTCAGAAATCCATAGAAGCTACTACATCGTTTTGCCAGCTTAAACGGTATTGGCTTATGTGTCTTATAATATTTTAGAGCCTTTTTATACGCCCTTCTGATTCTACGGAAGTTTCTTCTACGAACAGTCATTTTATGCTGATATATCCGGTATCCCATCATATCCACGAATGTCCTGGTTATTTTGTAGATACGGAATGTGCTCTTAATGGTCAGCCCCATATCTTTTGCTTTTCTGATGAACATTTTCATAGCCTTCTTGATGTCTTTCTTATTTGTTCCGGCAAACAGCGTATCATCCATATAAAACGTCTGCTTCTTAACGAGATTAATCCGTTCATTGCATCCATTCCGATGTTTTCTGATACGGTACATCCCTTCAGCAACATGGTGATACAGGATACTCATGTACAGATTGCAGAGAAACTGGCTAAGATATGAACCTATGCTCAAGCCTTTCTCGAAACTGTAAATCAATTTTCGGATTAATTTAATCAGTAGATCGTTCTTGATATGGCATTCCAGGAATTGCATAAGTTTGTCCCTGTCTATGCTCTCATAGCATTTCTTTACGTCTGCCTGAGCAACGAATGTAAGCTTATGGTTTCTCAACCATCTTCTTACGTCCCTTGCACCTTTTAGAGTCCCACGCCCTTTGATGGAAGCGTACTGGTGCTCTCCAATGCGTTTCAGAATAGGCTGCAATGCTATAACTGCTATGTAATCATACAACTGATGCTTTATATTCTGGATTCCGATTCTACGGATTTTCCCGGACGATGGGTCTACTTTTTCCCGGTACCATACCGGAGGGAATTTAATGTCCCAGTTTATGATCTCATTTCGGATATCATCAATCACCGCTTCTACCAGAAAACGTATGGCATTCTTTCCGTACCTTTTGAATATGCAGTAAATCTGGTTGACGTCCAAAATGGTGTATGTGCTGAGCAGTCTCAGTACATCATTCCTTTTGTATTTCTTTTTCAGACATTTATATACCGCTGTGCTGATTAATCCGCGGTCTGTTATATCAATGGCCTTACAATATCTTTTCATTCGATTATTTTAAAGAGGGTTTCCGGTTTTTCTACTAGCCCCGAATACAGTCTCATACACTGTATTCCTTACTTGCCGTCCCCGGCTTTCAGCTGGCCTTTCTTGCTTATTTTAACGCTTATGCGTAAAGAACCTTTCGGCTACACCCTTTTCAGGTGCGAAACATGATGCAAATAATACTGGTTTTGATATAAATAATATCAGGAGCCGTAGTTCCACCTGTCATTCCAGAGCCCGTTCCTGCAATTCACGTACGCGGAACCGGAGTTCGTCCCATTCCTGAGGTTCCCGGCTGCACCATGAGTCCTTATGCTTTTATTTTTGTATGTATTTGGAAGGAATTAAGGGGAAGCCCCCTCTTTTCCTTCGGAAAATTCACCCCTAAGGGCCTTTTTAATCGCAGGAGCCGAAGTTCCACCAGTCATTCCAGAGCCCGCCCCAGCAACCCACGAACGCGGAACCGGAGGCCGTCCCATCCCAGAGGTTCCCGGTTTCAAGTGATTCTCTGGTTCCAGATGTGGCTGTTCCTCCGGCGTAAACTCTGCTTCCCATTCCTCGGTCAGAAGAATCAGTTGCGGCTATTGGCCACCATGCGCCAGTTTCTTCGTCAATTTCTACATCACCAACCCACCAGTCACTTCCTTTGCCATCTGCACTGGCAGGTATGTTTCCAACAAGTTTATATGTGCTTTTGATAGTAGCTTCATTATCGCTCCATGCTGTTCCTTTTTCGCGAACATATACATCTTTGCTGTAATCACTTTTGAATACCATCACTGTATTTGCAGCTACATGATAAGCGCCTACCTGATATTCGACACCCTGAATTCTGTATGGATGTCTTGCTGATGTGTTTGATACAGCTGCACCGTCATGCTTTCCAATTACTTTCTTCGTCTCGCCAGTGTGAATGTGCATAGAAGACATTGTGATCGGCGCATTTAAGGTATCCGTAAGTTTTACAGGTGCTGTAGTAAATCCTTCTGAAATATCCAGATACACTGCTTTGTTTCCGCTTGCAAGGTCTTCAATACGAAGAATCTTTACGTCGTCCGCATAGGAATGCATAGTTCCGACTCCGCGGTCTTTATTTACTGCACCATTGTTGTTAGAACCATATCCAACAGAAACATATAAACCAACTTCCAGATTTGCCGCCTGTGCTGCTGTTACTGGGAAGTAAGTTGCTTTCTCTGATCTCTGTTCTGCCGCATCATACTGGAAATTCCAGTTATTTACACCCTGCGAAATCTTTCGTGAGCTTTTCTGTCCGCCTTTGATTGCATTGAAGATCATAAGGAATGTCTGGCGCTCTTTTCCGCAGCCATGATAGCCTTTTCCCTTTTTCTGGTAATTTGTATTAATATTACCGTTACTCTGATTCCTTAAAATCTTCTTTCCTGGTTGAGAATGTGGTAAGCCATCAGAACCTGCTACGGACGGGAACGCTGAAAGAAGCCAGTAAGCAGGTACGGAGCCATCAGCATTCTTCTGGAATGGTTTTAATCCAAGTTCTTCATGCGGTTTGTCTGACCATGACCAGAGATAGTAATCTCCTTTATTTTCTTTTCTATAGTAGAACATTGGACCGAAGGAACATACATCCGCTGTGCCAGTTTCTGAGTATCCATCCTCACCCTCAATTGCGGTCAGTTCATAATCTTCATTGTCGTGACGAATGTAATTTCCGTACCACCACTGAAATTCTGGTCGGTTTGCATAACCATCTTCTCCTTCTACGGTATCTGTTGATGGAGCATATGGAATAAGCGCATTTACTCCCAGTTTCTCAATCGTAGTTGTCGGATTTACCGCTGATTTCCACTCTTTTGACTGATACACCACACCTGTTCTCTGGCGGTTAAGATATTCTTCTACGGTATCTGTATGTGGTGTGCCACAGATAATGTCGTTTAGGACACTAATCTTTTTCCCTACTTCTGCTGAGTCTGCCGCTTCTCCTGTTTTGGAAAGAGTAGAATCCAGTGCCACGTACGCCTTTCCTGTTTTTGAGTCAACAGCAACCTCGAGGGATTCCGTTGTTTTTTCTTTTGCAGTAATTCCGCCTCTCTCCGATTCTGTCGGAGCAGGTGGAATAAAAATATGTACCGTATCATTTTCACGGTCATAAAATCCTTTTGTTTTCTGCGTTTTCATGTGATTTCTCCTGTTATTTATTGTCCATGTTCATAATAATTAAATGTGCTGCACCTACGGTTTTAATAATTAACTAAAGCCCTCTTTAGTTAACTAGTCCCATACCTTTTAAGTGCCAATATATTATTGTAGCCCATGCAGTGTATCCTTTAGCGTTTAAATGCACTGAATCAGAAAATAACGATGTAGGTACTTTTTCCGCTTCCATTCTTTCTATATCTTGACTAGTTGGTGTAATTCCAACAATAGAAAGACCATATTTTGAAAGTTCTTGCCTACTTTCAATATATCTACCACCATATTTCTTTTGCGCGTACAAGTCAACGGTATTATCATAGGATACGCTACCATCAAGAAGTGAAAGGACAATAGTAATTGCATTTGTTGAGTTTTGCATGGTGTCAATAACCTCACACCATGTTTTGTAATTATTTTCTGATTGAGGGTTTACGTTAACATTTCCAACTCCATTTTGCCCTATACAAATAATTTGTAAATAAGGGTCAGTCATTTTTTGCGTAATAATTACTGGTGTGCCTTTTTTGGCTGTAAATGTTTGAGTAGATGTAAATGTTGACATTGATGTTGAATCATTCCATCCAACTACACCTTTATTGCCGAGTATGTAACCATTTATATTACCGAGTTGTCTGCTTGGTTTAATTTGTACACCATATATAGTTTTCGCATTAAAGTCTGTAGCAATATTCTTTGTAAATGTTGTGTCAGATTCAAGATAGGCAACCATACCGCCTTGTCTACAAGCTATAGTATCACCACTTTCACCACCTACACCCATGTTGAATACTTTATATTTATTGCCAAGTAAACTTTGTAATACAGATGGATATGATACATTGTTACCGCCATGACCCATTGTTAACGAATCACCCCAACAATAAACATTCTTCATTTCATAACGCCATTTATAAGTGTCTGCAAAAGAATTAATTTTAAATTCTTCGACTAAAGAATTAATGTCCATATTTGCAGAATAATCAAACAACCCCCAATTTTTTACAATGTATTTATAATTTCCAGAATCTCCTGCGTTTGATACACGAATCCACGGTACTGCTTTGGCAATATCACCTGTAACGGTTACCGTTCCATATACAAATATTTCTGTATCATTTGCAGTAGGAAACCAAGTTCCGCTAGGGTATATTCTATTAAAGGCATAGTTAATGCTGTATAAATCTCTCATTCCTAAAGCAAAAGAATATACACTATTTCCACTATATTCAGCCGAAACTTTACACATAATGAGATATGTTTTACCAATTTTAATATCCATAAATGCGTTTATATCTGCTACGTCAGAAAAGTACATTAATTTAAAATTACCATTTCCACTCAATTCAAAATTAGAAGTAAGTGAATTTTTTTTCAAATAGTCATAACCTACATTTATGGCTTGACCACTTACAATATTTTCTTTTCTTCGCAAATCGTCTATATCTTCCTTTAGTGAATCAATCTTCTTGCCAGTTACGCCTGCATCAGCGGCATATCCAGTCTTTGTGAGAGTGTTATCAAGGTTGATACCTTTATTAAGTTCCATTTTTTGATCAGACCCAAACTCAAGACAGTTTGTTTCTTCGTTGTAGTCTACGCTTACTGGAAACATCGGAACGATATCGCCAGATTCGTTAATTCCGGCAATCTTACCAGAGTTTTCCGAACCTTGGTTCTTATTCAATTTATTTGATATATCAGCTGACAATTCTGTGATTTTATCTCCGGTAGCCTTTGCGTCAGCAGCTTTTCCAGATACGTTCAGTGTTTTGTCTGTTTCGGAAAGATAATTGTCTGGAATTTTAGTCAAGAATCCAGAGTCATTCTGCAAGTCACTGGTTTTGCTTGGAATCTTTGTATCAGCCGGCAACGCTCCAACTTCTTCAGCTGTATATGTCGGCTTGTTCTGCTGTTTTACCCAATCCGCCAATTCGCTTGATTTAATGTAAAGCGACATATCAATTGGAGCGCCCATAGTGTCCCAAACTACGCCGTTCCATGCCACATTCATTCCTGCTTCGCCGTAGACCGACTTAGACTCGATATTGTACATATCGCCAATGTCTGGATTTAATGGAAGCAAATCAGCAGTCGCAACTGTACCTCTGTATCTTACAGGGCTATTTAATTTTGCTTCCATATCGGAAATCTGGCGTTTTAATATTGCATATACTTTCTTTGCTGTTAATGCCATATGCGCTTCTCCTTTACAGTTTGTACCATGTATCGGTAGGCTTGTGATATTCGTATAATTCAGAAGTATCAAGGCACAACGCCGAAGAACCACTTTCTACATAATGCGGAAGCTTCGATATGTCCTTTGAAAGTCCCTCGTAATCACGAACCATACCTTTTGCATCTGTACATACCCAACTACCTAAATCCGGCAATTCATCACCGGGTTTGTACTGAATGCCATCAAAAATAATTGTGTTTTCTGCTTTTGCCATCTATGCAATCATCCTTTCTGCCCCGATAGGAGCCACATATGTGAACTGGTTTCCTAAGATATCTCTGGCTGTGCCAATAACAAACTGTCCATAGTCTGCCAGAATATTACATACAAATTCCTCCGCGTCCACCCAATACCGTTTCTTAACCATACGATGAAGTTCTGGTAATAGACCATAGCTGAACATCACGCAATGCCCTAGCTCATGAATAAATACACGGTTCAGAAGTTCTCCATACAGGTTATTTGCGATTGAAATAATATGTGTGGAATAATCAGATACTCCAAGTGTTCTATTGCCTGTACGGTCAATTAACACGCTGTTATGCGGAGATACAAACTGCACCCTCCATAGGTCGCCGTTCATGTAAAATTGTCTTAGCATGGCTTATCACCATCCTTTTCTCAACTAAAAAGCCCCTGCTACATTCCTGCAACAAGGGCAAAATTCATTTCATATTCAATTCATCTGCTGTATGAAACGTGTCAAGTCAGTCTTCATCTGCTGTCTGATTGATGCGTCTGCATCATCCCACATTTCTTTCATATTGCGGATGATATCTTCTGTATACTCTTTCATGGAATCATCCATTTTTCTCTTAGACTCAGCGTCTTTGGAATCATGGTAATGTCTGCGATTCTCGCTGTATCTGTCGTAGGTTTCACCATATCTGGATTGCCTATTGTTCATACCGTCCATTCTCATATCACTACGGTCTGGATGATAGCCCATGCGGTACATATTACGTTCAAACTCTGGATTGCTCGGATATTCACTTACCCAGTCGTCATCCTGCATATGGAGATACGGCATATATCCCATTCGGTTTCCTCTGCCTTTTGGTGCAAATCTGCCGTTTGCGTAACGATAGTTGTCATATCCCATGCGTCCAAGATACTTCTCTTCCTGTTCACATTCATCCATAGCTTCTACGATTCTGTAATCTTTATCTGCGCAAATCGCACACTTTACAGCTTCCATGCAGTCTTTCAAATCGTCCCAGTCTTGAGCACTGAGGTTATCAAAGCCATGCGCTTTGGCTTTCTCCATAGCCCATTTTCCCATTTCCATTGCAACTTTATGCATTACATTGCCCCCTTTCTGGCAGCCTGTGTAACAGGTGTGTCTGTCGTTGGGGCTGTACCATTAATTGCTGTTAAATTGTTAGTTGGACTACAAGCCGGATTTCCTAACATCTTGAATACTCCGCCGGTTGCACTTGTGGCTACTCTTGTTGCATACTTCGTTCTGGTTCTTATTCCGCAAGCCGTAACCTGTGCGCAGCAACGATTCTCTATCGGATACAAAGTTGTTCCTGTTCCTATCTGAATCATTACCGGAGCAGTAATTGTAGTGGCTTCCGGTATGCTTTGCGCAACAACAATACAATATTTCTCTCCATTGTTGTAACTGCCTGCCGGAAGTGTGATTACAAGATTGCCTCCTGTAAACGCAACGGCTTGGCTGATTACAAGATGGTTGCAGAGCTTACAAACATTTTTACAACTCATATCTTTACCTCTCAATCAAAATAAGAGGTGAGCCGTAACCCACCTCTTAGAATTAGTCAACCTCTAAGGGTGAGTTACTTAGCAACAACCGTTACCATATGTATTACATCCTGCGTATGCATATGGAGCTGGAACCTGGAATGCAGGAATCGGAGCCGGGTTGATTGCATTGATTAATCTCTGAGCCTGTGCGTACATCTCTGTTGTAAGCAATGCGGACTGACGATCCTGAGATGCAGCACGTTTCAGATCAGAGTTCTCTGCCTGTAATGTTGCAATCTTATCGTTAGTCAGGAAGTCAAGGATTGCTCTTGTGTTGCTGTTCTGGTTTTCCAGAATATCTCTGGTATTGTTGTTCATTGTGTTTTGAAGAGCACAAGTGTTGGTAGCCATGTTGTAGTTGATGCCCTGTATAGCTTCTCTTGTTTCACAGCAACAGCTTGCTAACTGAGACTGTAAGGCATTGGTATTCTGCATACCTGCTACTGTATCAGCATTGATAGCCTGCTGAACGCCATTGAAGCCCTGAAGCATTCCAACGTTCACGCCGTTGAAGCCACTTTGCATGGTATTGTTAAGAGCATATGTGCTGTCACAGACGCCCTGCTGAATACCTCTGATACCATTCTGAATATCATTAAGGGCGAATTCCTCATTAATATCTGAACGGGTAGCCCATCCTTGGAAGCCGGCACCGTTCGCACCGTTTCCACCGTTACCACCAAAGCCGCCGCCCCAGCCGCCAAAACCTCCCCAGCCGAAGATTGCGAAGATCAGGACGAGCCAGATAAGTGAAAAGCCATCACCGCCCCACATATCATTTGCGCGACTATTAGAGCCTGTAGCAGCTGCAATGTCGCTAAGGCTGTAATTTGAACCATTCATCATGTTTTTAGTCTCCTTAAATTTTATTTACAATAGGAGACATCCGCGGCTGTCGTCCCAAATTGTAGCGATTCTGAATCACCCAATTATGGGGAAGTGTTATAATCCAAGGAATTTCTGGATAATTCCATCTGGAGATAAATGCTTTTCTTCAAAAACATTCTGTTGAATTTGATGCAGTTGACTTGCGTCACCTTTTTTATATAAATCCAACGCATTCTTCAATGTTGGATTATTTCCTGCAAATTTACTCATATCGTTCATCATGTTGTCAACACTTCCGAACCTCTGAGAAATCATTTTCTCAAATTGCTTTTTCATCATGGCGTTTGGATTGAATGTCATCTCTGCCTACCTCCGTTCTGCTTAGGTTCCGATGTCCCCGACATCTGCGTCGGAAACATATTCTTTATTTCAGAAATCTCCGAACAAACATCATTCCTAAGCTGATTAAACATTGCTTCAATGTCAATCTGCTTTTCATCTTGCTTAGATTGCTGTTCATCTGGATTTACGAGTCGGTAAACAAAAATCCTGCTCCTTCCATCGGATTGAAGCTGTTTTCTGTAAATTTCAGTTCCGTCTGTTTTTGGATAGTAAACAGGATTACCGGACATATCCACATCTTTAGCCTTTACAGTATCAATCCCATCCACCATCTGTCCTTGAAGCATAGGTGATTGTGGAACCGGCTGTAACTGTTGCATCTGTATTTGACCATAAGGCATTGACTGCTGATAATTATTTTGCAGTTGAGCCAGCCTGTCCTGATACGGCTGTATCTGTCCGTATGGATTGTTTATTATTGGTTGTTGCGGATAATACGGATAACCTGCCATAATCTGTTCCTCCTGTCCGGGATTCAAGAATCATATCCATATCATCTATAGAACGATGCTTTTCCCATATACCCTCGTAAGGGTTTCTTAACATAATCATTGTGTTTTCTCCTATGATTATATTATATAGGAAGGAACTCTGTTTTTGAACGTCACTATTTCGCCACGTTTTCGCCATAATACAAAGAAAAGCCCCGACAATACATCGGGGCAACTTTGGAAATTTTCTTCTTTATTCTTTTATTAATTCGGTCTATGGTTCTTGGACTATACCCCATAAGTTCAGATGCTTCCCATAGTGTCTTTTCGCCATAGGCCCGTAATCGAAACAGTTTTTCTTCTCTGGAATCGAAACCTGCTTCTTTTAAATAAAATTTTCTTTCATCTTCTGAAAAGTCTGTATAATTCATATTTCCACCGTCCTCCCTTACAAGTGGAATCAAACTGGAAGAATACCGCTTAACATAAAACCGATAACTGCGCTGACAATCGATGTAATAACACATACAATGATTGTATCGTAACGCTTTCCCGGGACTGCCATGAGAGTCTTTATATTGTTATTCATCTCATCCACAGTTGACTTGATATGGTTCAAGTCATTCTCACTTAATGCTGTCTTTCTTTCCAGTTCCCCGATACGCTCATAAAACTCTTTACTACGATCAGAGTGCTTCTCTTGCATCAACTGAAAATTCTTTTCCAGTTCTTCTATGCGGTGTTCATTAAAACATTCATGTTCACATCCCATCGCCAGTTCCTTTCTTCACTCCCTTAACATTTGCTTTTCCCTACTGAATATAAGCAACCCAGCGGCACTCCGGGAGGACAAAAATACTGTGCCACGTGACCCAACCATCTTATTAAATTAAACTTCCTGCAAATGGAAAAACGCCATGATTGATATATATTTCCGTTTCGGATTCCCAGTTTCGACTTACTGAGTTTTCAGAATGTGATTCTTGGAACTCGGCCCCCTGTTTCACAAGGAAATAGAGAGCCAGATCAAATATGCAATCATAACAGCATTCCATATCGGCATTGATTTTTTCATCTGTATATCCAGACGGATAGTTGCGTTTCTTTTTGAACGAACGAATTGCACGCTTCACAGACAAAGAAATCATACCGTCAGTTTCCGCATCATCGGATAGATACTCTTTCAGATCATTCACAAGCTTTTCGTTCATTCAAGATCACCTACCCTTGCTGAGATAAAATTTCTGAGATAATACCAGCCTTGTTTGTCGATGTCAGGGCATAGCCATTGTCACTTGCGAGCTGTTTCAGTTGAACTACTGTCATGCTTGACAATTCGCTTTCTGTATACTTGTGTTTTGAAGCATCATTAACACTTGATACAGATGGTGACTGGCTGTTCTTGTCGAGACTATGCCCGTTTATTCCCCCGCTTTGGTACCGATTACGATACCACCATTAGCTTTTGCCGCTACCGGAACAAACATGCCTGACGCTTTAGTCCAAACTGCAACCGGGTCTTGTGTAGCCCACATGGACAGCGTTACGAAAGAACGATTCTCTTCCTGAATAAACTGTCTGTATTCAAGTTCCTCTGGCGTTACGCCCCAGAGTCCAGTACCAAATGAACCGTTCGGCTCTGCTTCATACAGTGTGAATACATCTTCTTTGAAGTATCTTCCTGTTTTGAGAGAACCATCCGCTTTTCTGAATCTGAATTTCTCATCGCAACGATCAATTGTGATTCCGTATTCCTGCATAAGCAGATTAGCGAGTTCCTGTTTGGTCAGAAGACGTTTGTTAGCTGCTCCTAAAACTGCGGTCTGCATTGCAGTGTTGTTTCTCATGTAGTTAATCATTTTAAGTGATGTCAGGGCTTTGTTTACCACAAATCCATTATCTTCTGCAATAGCGACCATCTTCTGGATATCACCCATGATATCTGCATCTGGTTTAGACCAGTCTGTCATTTCTACTTTTGCATCGGACGGAACACCATAATCAATGCTCATATCCACATTGTTTTCTTTAATTTTTACAACACCTGTGCTAAGAAATTGGCCTTTCATGACATTTGCTCTAGCAACAACTCCTTCAAACAGATTAGCTGCATCATCAAATACAAATTTCTTTAAGTTCTCGTCATCCGGCACACCATTTTCAATTGCCTGCTGTAATCTCTCAGACTGATTAATTTTTCTCTTAATAAAGAGCTTTTCAGTCAGGACTTTTTCGAAGCCCGGTCTTGTTCCGATTTCTGCTTCAGTATCAAGAGCATGAACGAACGCTACCTCTGGAAGCCTCTGTCCAGCCATAAGTCTGTAGTATTCAGCTTTCAGGAACTGTGTTTTGACATCCGGGAAGATGGTGTCAAGAATGCCCGGCCTTTTTACGCTGAAATCCTGAGAGAAGTTAAGTCTTTCTTCCTGTGTAATTGATTCTAAAATATTAAATGGCATCTGCTTACCTCCTTAAAATTCTGGGTCTGTAGTGGTTACAAAAACGATACCTGCTTTTTCAAGCTCTGTTTTCGCAGTGGTTTCTACTGTTACCGGAAGTCTTTTTTCAAGAACACGTCCTGCAACAATTACGGAAATCGGTCGTTTTGTATCGTCTGTCATATCGACGTCTTCAAATACAATGCCTTTAGCACCAGTTGCGTTTGTCGGATATACAGAACCTGCCTTGATAATCTTCTTAGTCCCAACGGTTTCAGCATTGGTCTGTTCTGCTGTATAGGTTTTAAGTACCAGTCCTACCTCGGATTCGAGGATGTTAGGTGTGGATTCGTACTGCTCTGTTTTCATAAAAGCCATAATCTAAATCTCCTTTACTCAAATATTTACTGGGGCATTATCATCTGCCGGTTTATTTTCTGGACACATTTTTGCTGAGTACGCTTTTGCGTATTCAGATGCTTCGCTTTTCTTTTTTGGTTCTCCACCAGATTTACCGCCACCGGGATTAGGTGTATTTTCAAGCGCTTCTTTCTCCCAAGCTGCTTTTGCGGTATCAAGAGCGTTTTTATTTTCTACGGAAATTCCATCGACAAATGTCTGGGCTTCTTTAAGAGCATCCTCCGCATTCATATTTGAAAATGCTTTGATTGCTCCCGCATAGGCATCTCCTTTCATTCCTGCATTAGCAAAAATAGAAGTAATTTTGCCTGTCAGAGCTTCTTTCTGGGAAGTTGCAAGTGCAGATTCAAGGTCAGAAATTCTTTTTTCGTTTGCAGCTTTTTCTTTCTGACGTTCCAGTTCTGCTTTCTCAGCTTCAGTCATGTTCTGTTTTTTTAATTCTTCCAGTTCTTTTTCCAGTGCTTCTGCTTTATCAGCCTGTTCTTTTGCTTTCTGGGCTTTTGCTTTCTCTTTAGCCACATCAGAATTTGACTGATTCAGAAAAGAAGTAATCTGGTCATCGGTTGCATCTGGAAAAATCCTTTTAACATCTTCTCTTGTCATTGAAATCTCCTGTCACCAATACGCTTTTTTACGCTGTTCGCTCAGCCCAAGGTGTCTCCCATGTTCACGCTGTCGGGGTGCATATTTTTTTAATAAAAAAGAGACGATTTTACTCGTCCCTAAATTAACTATATTGAATTGAGCACCGGCAATTCACAATCTCGTCTGCCAAAGCTCCTAATGAGGTATCTTTTGGAAATTGTAGCAAGCTATCTCCAACCGAGAACGGTTCATCAATCGGGAGTGTGGTTCCTCCGACTTCGAGGTGTGTCTTTCGTTCCCTTTTGTCTCCTACGTCAATCCATTTCTTCTTTGTCTTTCCTGCTTTCACAGCTTTTGAATACTGTCTGTAATTCAGTATCGAATTAGCTTCGCATTCTGAAATAAACATTGCCCGGTCATTTGACAGGTAATAATCATCAGTAATGCTTTTATCTTTGACAGAAAATCTTTCAAATGTTGCATCAATAATTTGTTTTGTCACGTCAAGAGCATATTGCTTGATATATGTGTCTATAAGCATATACGAAGCAATTACATCCAGATATTTGTCATAAAATTGAGTCTGAATGTATTCTTGATCTGATTCTCCACTTTCTATGGTTGTTTCTATCAGTGCTAAAATATAAAGGACAACTTCTTCCATTTGTTCGGAAAAAGCTATCCTTTCTTGTTTTTCTTTATCTGATATCGACATTTTGCTGAAATATTCTTTATATGGTTCGCTTCTGCGATTGTTGGGTCTGATATTTAATTCATCGTATGATGAAACACTCATTCTGAAATCACATCCTTGTTAAAGCCATTCAGCAAATCTTTCGCTTTTTGCAGTTCTGAGTCTGGGTCTGCTAATTCCGGGTAAATGGTTCCAAGATATGGCAAACTCATTTCGTATACTTTTTGCGGATCACTAAATAATCCGCAAGTAATCAGCGCAATAAGCGGATGAATTTTATTTTTAAACAGATAATCAAGTGCTTGCGCTTTAACAAGCATATTATCAGTCGGGTTTCTAGTGATTTTTACATCAAAATCTCTGGTTGAAATATTTACATCCATTGAGGTTTTTCGAATGATATTCAAAATGATTCTGGCAGATGCCTTTTCAGCTTCTTTTGTGAACGCTTCTACCAATTTTGCGTCTCTCTCTGCGAAATCCCAACCATTCCTCAGATATACTGCATTGCCTGTATCTCCACCAGTATTGCTTTGCCGGTTTGGCATCGCTTCAACAATCAGCATATTATTGTAAATGTCGTCTTTTGCAACCTGGCTCTCTGACTGATTTAGTTCGGCAGTCATTAAATCAACATCTGATTGTGTTCCGTTTCCAACATCTTTTACCGATACCGCACCTAGTTTAACCATCTTTACGAACTCTGCTTCATCAATCTCACAGTTTTTAAATTTCATCAGGGCTTGTACAAACTGCTCAACGCCATTCAGCCTGTCAGATTGATATTTGTTGATTGCATCATACATTGTGATCGCAATTTCGATGTCGGAAAGTCTGTCGTGATTATTTGGATATTCAATGATAGGAATACCGCCAAAGCCATTGATTCCGGATTCTGTCACCACTCCATTTTGTATTTTGAAATACTGTCTGGAAGAATAACACTGGTAATATTGCTGATTGTCCTCGTCTTTTAAAATCTGAACAGAAAGCACTGGTTTGCCAGTAACGCTTGAATAAACAATATATACATCCTGCGGTGATGGGATAAATATTCTGAAAGGCGGTAAGTCTCCATCCTTTGTCCATTCATCCTCTCTCAGGATTGCTTTATATGCAGTTCCTACTGCACTCTGGTATATCCCAAGTTGAATATTTCTGGCGTCTGCATTAGCTTCGTCCAGATAATCATTGAACCTATCAACTTGTTCGTTTGTTTTTTTACTCGCTTTTTTCTTCTTGCAGACATACTGAATAGGTTCTCCGTATATCTGTCCTGCCTTGAATTTGACTGTTTCAAGGGCATGATTCTCAACAACTTTATTGTTGACCTCTGGGCGAACAAGTTTTTCACGATATAAAATTGGCTGATCGCCTTTGTAATATCTGTAAAGATAATCCATCAGGGTCCTATTCCTGTTGTGGATTCCGATTGTATCAGAAAGGACCTGTGCCACGTTCTGGGGAGTAATCTGGTCTACGCCAGTATAGGCAGTTTTTCTGCCAAACTCGCCTTGGCATAGGTCAACAAAATTTATTTTGTTTCTCCCCACTGCCTGTCCTCCTATTTTTCTGCATGAAAAAAGCACCAAGGGTTCTTCCTGGTGCTTATTTTACAGCTTATATTATATAATATATGCAGGTATTATTCAGTATTATCAGGTATTAACTTTCAAAATTCTTAATGTTTTTGACGATATTCAGTGCTTTCGAATGCAATAATTTCACATGAGAATAGGAATATCCCATTTCACAGGCAATCATTTCAAGCCTTTCATCTTTTACATATCGCCTAAACAGCAGATCATACAAATCTGAATTGATATCGCTCACCTTGTCTATTGTTTCAATAATGTCTTGCTTTTTCTTTGTGTATTCAATAACCATTTTTTTGATTTCTGTTTGAATATCAACAAGTTCGCTTACGGCATCGGTCATTTGATTGGGATTCGGAGTAGACTGAACTTTTTCACCATATGAGAACGATTTAAGCCCAAGAGCAAGACTTCTTAAATGTTCTTCTTCGTATTTTTTATTTTTAATAAGCTTGTCATATTTCTGAATTTGCCCTAAATATTCTCTTGTTGTCATACTATCTTCTCCCCCAAAATGGATTGCGTATTGCCTTTACGACACCCGTACCACTTCCGTTTTTCAAAAACACAGCCAAACTCGATAGCGCATCGGGCGCGTCATCGTGTTTATTTTTTCCTGTCATAGTAAATGAATATACATTATTCATGAATTTTCTATACTCGGCATTTTGATATCCAGTATCTCTGAAATAAAATCTTCTGATATTTTCTGCGTTGTCCCATATTCTCTGCTCTTTTCTTGCTGCGGACTTTGGGGCGTGTCCTCCATTATTCAAAATCATCTGCTGTGCATATTTAGAGGTAAGATTTGTTTCATATCCTTGTTTTTGCAATTCAGCTCCAACCTCATCCTTGTACCCCTCGCCGCCTGCATTGGCTTCAAAAAAAGCGTTGGTTACTTTATTGTTGATGATTGATGCCACGACTTTTGGCATTGTATATATCTTCTCCGAATTGTCATATACAACATCATGAATATATACAGAACCATCTTCGTACACATAAGCTACCGGCATTGCCAAATAGTCGCTTCCGCCTAAAGCAACGTCGCACGCAGACACGACTTTCAGAGGTTCTTCATCCGGAAGCTGCCCGTTATAAAAGTTCATATGCTGAGAATTAAATAACGCTCCATCTCTTTCAATTGGTTCCTGTTGGTACTGAGCCAACCATCCTGCCATGTCGTCATTTTCTTCAAATTTTGCTCTGATTGTTCGATAATATTGCGTTGAAAACCCAACTCCATAGTCATAATCAAAATTGCTTTCATCTGTCTCTGGGTCAAGCGCAGGGATTTTTAATACGTCATATCGAATATATTTTGCTTCTGGATTATTTTGTAAAAATGAAAGCCTGTCCATGTAAAGATCATGCAATGACCAAATAGTACCGTTCAAAATTAGTTTGCATTGTTCTTTCTTTCGGGACATAACATTGTTATCAAGAACAAAACGTTTTCTTTGAAGTATATCCGGATTCAATACATCCTGAATACCTTCCAGAATATCATCCAGAATTAGCCAACCATAAGCGTCATATTCACCGTTCAAACCAGATTCCAAGCCTTTTCCAGACAAGGTAGCGTATTTTTTCTTTCGTTCAAGGTCTACTTTATGATTTTTTGCATCTGTTCTGACTATTTTCGAGTGGAATACGTCTTCGTGGCAATATGTAGGGTCTGTCCAGATTTCCATAACGCCATCAAGAAACGCTCCGCCGAGTCCTTCCTTGTATGTGACATAAAGATTGCTTATTTCTGTGTTTCTTGCGCAATGCCAAGATGTTCCTACTGTTATAATTTGTGATTTACCAGTTCTGGCAGGTTGATGTAGAAACAGTTCGTCGAGTTTATCGTCTTCAAGAGCTTGCAGTTTATCAACAACCTTTTTCAAAGTCCTTCTTCTAGGCTGATAGAAACGCTCTTGCGGTTTTCTATCTTTTTCAATGTACAATGCGTAAGAATCCAATAAATACGGTGCTTCCAGCAACAAATATTTCCAGTAAATCTCGTCAAAATCTCCGCTTCCAGTAATAGCAGCTTGCCTTTCTGCGATATTGTGTGCATACTGGCTTACCTTTATTCCCATCTGTTGCGCATCTGGATTATCCTTGAAAGGAAGATCAATATTCATATTTAACAGCAGATCAAGGCAATCTTTCTGGTTTTGATAGACCGTCATATCGTCATTAATGATTTGATTTAGGATTGCCCGATACCATTCAAGCGAACCTTCTGTAAATTTTTGCATAAAAATAGAGCCAGACCTCCTTTCTTCTTAGGATTTAGTCTGGCTCTCATGTGGCTCTTTGACTGGTTATTCACTTGCTTTAAAGTTATATATAGGTTTGATAATATCAACTATTTCTACAGTATCTTTGATATTATCAATAATTTCTTGCGGTGGTTTGTAGGCCATAGGGCTTTCATCAATTGTGGATTTCTGAACGGATGTTGTGTATATCCCATCCATAGACTCCTTAAATTCTTCTAACGAGATGTTTTCTTTTGCTTTTGATCGGCTCATAATGCGTCCTGCACCATGCGGGGCCGAACAGTTCCAATCATCGTTTCCTTTTCCAACTGCAATAATACATCCATCTCGCATATTCATTGGGATAAGAACTTTTTCGCCATGTCTAGCTGATATTGCGCCTTTGCGAACAATGTTTGTATCGTGGTCAATATAATTATGAATTGTATCAAACCATGTGTTTCTTTGGAGTGTCCAATTCATAGTATAAAATATAGCACTCTGTATGCATCGTCTGTTTATTCTTGCAAATTCTTGACAGATTTTCATATCATGCAGATATTGTTTTCTATGTTCTCCCGTCAGGTAACATAATTCTTTTGGAATACCTAGTTTTCCCGGCTTCCATTTTCGTTTTAATTCATCAATACCATTTTGTATATCCTTGTGTCTGCCAGAACGCTTGTATTCTTTCACCAATTTTTGTATTTCAGTTTCGAGCTTGTCTGTACCTTGCATGTCTTCTATGGCAATTTTTTGATATATTTCAGCTACTTGTTTCCCAAGGTTGCGGCTCCCAGTGTGGATTACAAGATAATTTAATCCTTTCGAATCAGTGTCAACTTCAATGAAATGATTTCCGCCCCCAAGTGTACCAAGGCTCCTGCGAATCCATTCAATATTTTTGAGTCGAGAAAAACAATGAAGTTCTTCTAATTCTTCAAAATTTATGATTTCGTCACGTACGTTTCTTCCTGCCGGAACATTGTTTCTTATTACTTCGTCGAGAATTTTAAAATCTATTGTTCCAACGTCAGCAGGGATTTGTGTTGTAAGCATTCCACATCCAATATCTACACCAACAATGTTCGGAATTACTTTATCTCCAAGATCAGCAGTAAAACCAATTACACATCCAGATCCCGCGTGAACATCTGGCATGATTCGTACTTTGCATTCAGAAAATGCAGGCTGTTTTATCAATGTATAAATCTGATTTAATGCTTCTGGTTCGATATTATCTGTAAATATCTTCAAGTTGCTCATAATGGCACTCCTTTCTGGCTCTCTGACTGGTTATTATTCCCACAGAAACTTATACATTCACCATAAATTCTTTCTTACAGTTGCTTCCCTTGCATTTGTACGGCATCCGATAAATTTTCGTGGTCGGGAAAATCTTTAAGGCTTTCTTTCCGCAAAACGGGCAAATCACCCACTTTGTGCCATTTTCCATTTTAATTTGTGCCGAGCCGTCCCATGGCTCTGGAGGATTCATATATTCAGAGAAGTCTACTCCCTCTGATTCAAGTGCTGTTTTAATGCTCATTTAATTCTCGTCTCCTTTGAAAATTCTGTAGAAATCTGCGATTGAAAATTTTCCTAAAGTTCCATGAATTACTTTTCCTCTGAATTTTGGAATCTTTGATAACATTTCTTTTGAAACTGGCGTTGCGTTTTCTACGTCTATATCATCACAGATAAGGTATTTATTGCAATCATGCTCCATGCTCATTTATTATTGTCCTTTCTGATCAATTCCAAAATCGTCAAATAGTTATCTCCGATGTAATCTGCTTTCCATGTTTTAGAAAGATTTCCCGTTCGGTTGTATATTACGGTCGTATTCCCTGCCAGAAGCAAGCATCTGTCTGGATAGAACCTAGTCGGAATGTTCATTCGGTGGCATTCTCCCTCGATATTGTATGTGGTGTCAAGAAAATCAATGTCCGATCCTGAATAAATAATTCTCATCAGCTCAGTCCATGAATCTTTCTCAGGTTTGCATATCGGTCAATCAGAACATCAAGCGCTGTATGTAACTGGTTAATCGTAGTACAATCGTCCTGATGCTGCCTGTGACATTTTGCGATTTCTTCAGGTTCATCGTAAAATGGCACATCCGCTTTTTCACACACCTGTCTTTTTAAATCATTGCTATAATCGCACATTTTATCCAGTTCAGTCTGAAGCTCGTTGATTTTATTATCCTTGTCTAAAATCTCATGTTGCTTCGCTTCTCTCTCATCAGCTAACCGAACAAGTTCTTCTTTCAACTGATCTACTGTCCAGTTCTTCAAATCTTCAATTCTCATAACAATCCTCCATTCGCACTCAAGCCGTCTTCTCAAATAATCCAAGGATGAACTCCCGTCCCATCTGTGTAATCCGTCTATGGTAGATCACTTTCCCAGAGTCCAGAACTTCCTGTTTGATTTCTTCATATCCGCAATTACTATACTGCGAAAACATCACCCATGTACCATTGACCTGATACTGAATCTTTTTATCTGCCAGAATCCGGTTTAGCTGCATTGCTGATTTCAGTCCCAGTTCCTTAGCAATCTCAGTAATGGTATAAGTTTTGTTGACGTGCATCAGAATAGCGTTCTTTCTTTCAGCTTCCACTCTGGCGGCACGTTCCTCTTTTAATTTGGTTAGAAGTTCAATTCCAAAGTCGGGATTGTTGAGAATGTTATCAATTACATTGTCCGTAGCATATATACCATGCTTGCGGATAGTCTTCAGAATCTCTTTAACTTCTTTCTTAAACTGTTTTGCGATTGGTTTTCTTGACTGCATCAGGACTTCATAAAGTCCATTCTCGGTAAGCATATTCATTTGCCTGTTCTGACCTGCCCTAAGAATTGTTGAGACCAGCTTTTCATCATCGTCAATGCCCCTAAGCATTTCCGTTACGTTGCTATGTTCAATCCAATCGGCTACATCATTGGCCACAAACAACGGTTCTTCTGCTGTTCCGTAAACGCGAAACTGTTTTCCCAATACTTCCTGCTCATTCAATACTTTCAATTCGTCCATTTCTCTCTTTCCTCCCTGTGCTTCATCTGGCATTCGATCATCTTTGCTATATTCTCACGTTCCTGCTTTATTCCATGTCCCTGACGGAACAGCTCACATTCAAGGATATTTCCGCATCTAGAACACTCGTCTTTAATTTCTTTTCCTGCTATTTGCATTTCTTCTCCCTTGTTGGACGGATATTTAATCCATAATATTGTCCACGATCAAAATAATCTGTTGCTGTTTCGATACAGCGTGTTATTAATTGTTCGTAAGCGTTTTTATAAAATTTCAAATCAGACATTATTTTGTTAATTGATTCATAATCTAGGTTCTCCCAGCATTCGCAGCCATCATTAAAGAATTTAAAGTCTGCGCAATGTTCACTGTCACCATTACAGCAGACACCTTCGCATACTGCGTACTATTTACACGTGCAACAATATTTACATCTTTTTGTGTCCATAAACACCATCTCCTTAATTAAAAAAGTCCAGTGTGCCGACTTGAACGGCATAAATCTCCCAACGAGAAACACTGGAACCGAGCGAAGTAAGAGAAAAAGTTTCCAATGATTGCAGTTCATTGGAATCGGAAAGGCAGGAATCGAACCTGCGGCACATAGCTTACAAGGCCATTGCTCTACCACTGAGCTACATTCCGTACCGCTTGTCACGGCCAGTTAAAAAACTGAGTTGATTTTCACCTTATATTTACAGTGATACAATCGTATCTCTCTGAATTGATTGTGTTTTCCATAGCTTCAATTGGATTATATCCAAGATTCTGTAACACCTGTTTGAATACTGTTACCGACTGACCACTTGCGAGCTGCACACCTTTTCTTGTAGCATCTGCATGGAATACATCATGTCTGCTGTCGACATTCCAGAAAATTATATTCGGAATAACATATCCGGCTTTTCGGAATTTCTTTTCCATTTTGTCATAGAAAGACCAGTCCTTATTTCCACTATAATCAATTTCCATATCAGAGATAACAACTATAGCTTTCGGCATTTCTTCTTGTGAAACGTTGTTCTTCTCAGCAATATCAAGTACTTTTTCAAAAGCTGCTTTTAGGTCTGTACTCATGCCCCAACTTGCCTTGCCTACATTTCGTATCTTCTGTTCAAGAGTTTTTCCTTTCAAAATAACAGTCTCAGGATCGCCAGAGAACGTCATAAACAAGTTATGATATGCACCTGTATTTCTCTCAGCAAAATATATTGTCAAACCAATTGAGGTTGCCATTGGTCTTCCATACATTGAACCAGATACATCAGCCATAATCAAAGCATTTGTTCCCTGTTCAACATAATCTGGAAGTGCTTTCCACTGCGCTTCAAGGACTTTGTTGCTTTCTCTTCCATAAAGGATTTTCTCTACAATATCGTACGGATACAAGGTTGAAGCATTGATTTTCGCTTCTCCCTTATCAGCCTTATTGATAAAATCACTGAAACCATCAGGATCATGTTTTGCAAAAGCCTTGCGATAAATCATCATTGCACGGCTTGGAACTTCTGGATATTTAATCTCGTTCCACTTACCAGCAGACATAAGAGATTCAACAACACCGATCTGTTTTCTCATGCTGCGAACAATTCTCTTGAAGTTGTAAACTGGATAGCCTAACTTCTGTGCAGTCATAATTCCTAATTTTTTGGTCTTTGCACTACTTGCGTCAGCAGTTTTAATCCATTTAGCAAGCAGAGAAATTGCTTTGCCATCATTGAGATTCTTCAGATCTTCCTCGAACTGATTTTTCATGGCTTTCCACATATCATCTTCCAGTGGCGTTCCAATCAATTCATAGAGGTCATCGTATCTTCCAAACACTCCAATCAAATCAAGGTTCGGTCTGAGTGATTCTGGATGATGCTCTGCCATATAACGAATAATAGTTCGGAAAGTTTTTCTTTCTCCTAATCCCTCTCGAATATCTCTTGCGTAAAAAGCAATCTTCGTAGCAAAGAGTTTATCCTGCGCATACGCTTCTGAGAACAATGTAGTAATTCTATTCTCATCGGCGTCTCTTAATGCACCAATAGTTCCGAATAAATCAAGCCTTGCATCACTTGTGGTATTCAGCGCAACTGCGCCATTCTCGGTTCTTGTAAACTTACTTTCTTCTTTCATTGCATTTGCAAAATCCATGTTCTTTCTCCTTTCAGGACACGATAAAATAATTTATAGGTTATTCGCCTGAGATTTTATTTAAGAATAAATTGCTGTAAGTGTCCCATAAATTTTCATGATGCTTTTGGGTTTCATAATTAGCAGTTATGTCCAAATGATTGCTGTAAGCATCACATAAGTGGCAAGGGATGGATTCGAACCATCGACAAGTACCGTTTTGAATGGAAGAATGATTGCTGTAGAAGTCACAGACATGACTTACACTCTTTTTACTGCTCTACCAACTGAGCTACCTTGCCATATTCACCGCCTTTAACGGTCAGACATTGTCTGGGCTGAATTTTACTTCTTTTGCTATAGTGTAAATCCACCTGAGACATAGACCGCCTGTATACAAACAGCTTAACTCTAAGCGGATTAAAGCGGAATGCCCGGAATCGAACCGGAGACCAGAGTGCGACTCTGTCAGTTTTCCACTAGCGTACATTCCACATAACCCGGAAACCCCGGGTTAGCAATATGTTTATCGTGTTATGCTTTCCACTAGGCAATTTTTCATGGCTTGGACTATCGTATTTTTGCCAACCTGACGGCTTTTTGGTAACCGTGGTATGCTCCACGGAGTTGTTTCGAAATTGGATATTGATGTCTTTGTGTATAACGACGAAACCTTTTATACGTCTCTTGAAAACTTCCTGTCCTCAACGTGCACCTATTGACGACAATTTAACTCAGAGACTGTGCCGAACGGGGAATTATCTTCATCGAACAGGCTGTGCCGTTACACACCTTTCATAAAAATAATCCACATACACTCATTCAGCAGTTTTTTCTGTCCATAAAACGGATAGACAGCATATGGAAGAAATGGAAACTACAGGGCTCGAACCTGTGACTTGTCGGTTATGAGCCGACCGTTCTGCCAACTGAACTAAGCTTCCTAAGCAGAGGGTTATTGCAGTTCAAGAGTAACTTCCTCTGCTGTTGCGATTCTTGCCCTCTCAGTCGCAACAAAGGGTCTAATGCTGTTCTGCATAAGCAGAATCCATCCGGGGCATTTGAAGCCCCTTTAATCATCCCCGTTGGGATAGATGGAACCAATTCGGAGGGGAACTATATCATGGCTAAACAATATAGTCCGACTAGGCTAGCGGGATTCGAACCCGCGAATACAGCAGTCAAAGTGCTGTGCCTTACCACTTGGCGATAGCCCATTATTTGTCCGGGATTTTACCCGGACTCGTGATAGAGTGATATATTTTATAAAATTTTAGAAAGCATCATGTCTATATTTGTACCGTTAAGTCCACGCCAGTTACTTTGCAATGGGCGGGAAAAGTTATTCTCCATTGAGTTTCACCAACGCAGACCTAAGCTACTCTGGATGCCTCGACCTGTCAGATTCAAAGGCTTTCCCGAACCTGAGAACGACAGGTTTCTGCTTTTCTTGTATTTTCACCCGTTCAATCAGTATGGTGAACAGGGGAATTTGTATTGTGAATGCTAACCACATTGGGTTCTCCTTATAATCTAAAAATCACAACTGCATTAACTGCAAAACATATTTCCATCAATATAAATACTGCCGTTGCTATTGGATTGTTTTTCTTTTCGGTTTCGTCCTGTGATATAAGGAACGCCAAGACCAATGTGAAAAATGCAATATCTAACATGGCTGCTACGAATTTTGCTAAAATCATTCTCTTTGTTCCTCTCCGATCATGAAATCAAGAATCTTACCGGCAGTTTCTTCTTCTGGCTCGAATGGCAGGCCGCATGTACAGTACTTCTCAATCGCTGTTTTAAGGCTTGCTTTGAAGCCATTGTAAACTTCTCCGTGTGTCAGAAGTTCGTGTCTCATGATTCTTACTGCGTCCTCTACTGAATGCGGTGTGTATGAGAATTTTACTTCGGATTCCATTTCAATATCCGGCAGAGCCATTAATTCGAAAACCGATGTTGGAAGTTCATCAACTGCGACATGGAAGTCTGCTGATATTACACGATTGATTTCTGTTCCGTCAACAAAATATTGTGTTCCCCTCCAGCCTGAGCCTTCTGGATTTATGATTTTTACTTTTGGAGCATTAGTACTGTTCATTCTTAAAGTCCTCCATTTCCTTTACGCTGATTCCGACTATCCCGGCGCTGTCCTTGCTATCTGTGGCTTTAAAGTGCGCTTTAGGATGTTGTGGGTACATGAACTCGAACATGAGGTAATTTGCTGCATCCACGAGATATTCTGTGTTTCCGGTGGAATTATATTTCTCAATACACCGTTCCATTGTAGGAAGCGCCTGTACGTTTCCGGTCTGAAAGTTTTTCTTCGCTGGACCATATTTATAAAAGCTGGTTTCAACTCGATTCTTCCGAAGCTGGTCGAAACGTTCACTGTATTCTTCTGTCATATTGAACCCCTTTTTTATTTTTTGGAAAATTTTTGAGGTTGAGATATTGGCTACCTCTTTCGAAAATATTGTTCCAAAGCTTCACGGGTGATCTGTGATACGCTCTTACCGGTTCGATTCTTCTCGGCAATGAGCTTTCGTTCTAGCTGTCCTGTGAGCCGGATTCTGATTGATTCACCCTGAGGGTTATTCTTTTTCATAGGCAGTGTCCATCTTTACTGAAAGAATCGGCTTATCTCCGGTTTTTGCTAAAAGTGTGATGCCTTTGCCTTCTTTCCAAGGTGATGTGACTATCTGAATATTAGAAACACCAGTTTCGCTACAAATATTCAGTAACTGTCTAGCAATATCCATCAGCCCTGACCGAAGATATCCATCGTTGTTTACTATTTTCTCCATCTTGTTCCTACCCTTCTGTGAATGTAAATGGTTATCATAAATCATTTATTGCTTTTAATTTCTGATTAGCAATTTCAACCTGAGAAGCAAGCACGCTAAGCGACACGTCTCTTATAAATGATTCTTCTAACGTCATGTTTTCTCTCAGAAACAACATCGGAGCTGTAAGCACATAAATTTCAATATTCAAATCACGGAGTCGTCTCCATGTTTCTTCGATTTCATCCTTGGTATTTCCAATATCATCAACTCCGCAAATAATCAACGAATCACCATTTCTCATGTTTTCGCAAAGATGTTCAAAACTATTATTTTCATCTATTGAGTCAAAAGTAAATGTGTCAATTTCTTCATTCAAAAGTATCTTTTTCTTTGCAGACAACGGAAACCAAATGCCTGACTCTTTTGCATATCCTATTTTCATATTTATACCTGCCTTTCTGATATCGCCTTGTTGTTTATGGCAGAGAAACCATTAAGGCTTATGGCTTTCATGTTGCAATCACTATCCCTGCCATGGTGAACTCTTTTTTTGTTTTTTTTGGAATTTTTAAGCCTTGCTGTTAGAGGAGGCTTTTTTAATTTTTCGGGAACTCGGAGTACTCACTCGGCGTGTGTTGGGGCTTATATACACCCCCTCCCGGTATCCATGCCGGACGCTACCAGGGAAGCCCGCCGCCCCATGGGTTCCCGCTTCCCTGGTTTAACGCTGACCTTTAATGGCCTGCGGCAGTGGTCAAGGGAATGTGTGAGAGCGGTTATTTATCCTGAACATATGTATCTATACGACAAACTTCAGTTTCTTATATAGATTAACATACACATTGTACAAATATCGCTTGTATAAATTGTGCATGTTATACAGTTTGCACTATTTACCTGAATTTATGCCCTTTTGTCCGCAGTTCACGAACGTTTTATTGTGTTATAACTCCGGCTTTTCCATCTCTGGAAGCTCTAGCGCCGCCCTGTGTTTATCTGCGATCTGCTGTGCTGTCTGGTGTGGTATGCCGTCCTGCTGTGCTGTCTGCACTGGCGCTGTTTCTGCCATGCCGTAAGCTGCTTTGGCGACAAATATCAAGTTGGCATTTGTGCCGGGCTGGTTGTTCAATCTATTGACTGTACAATTCTTGCAGATATCGAACCATTTTTTAGCCGTGGTGCCATGCGATGAGCTTGTTCTATAGTCCCCACGCATCCAATCACTAAATGTTGACCGATTAATATTAACTAAAAAGCTAAATACTTCTAATGTTGGCAACACATTGTATTTACTACATACCCTGACAAATATATTAAATATATTATCCAGCAATTCTATATCATCGTTACTTGGTTTCGGTATTCTATCCGCAATATAAAAGATCATATCCACAAAACTATCAGCAACAACAGCTTTATATTCTTTCTGTGTATCGAATTCCTCTGGAGTTACTTGTAACACAGTGTTTATATATTCATCCACAAGCCTGTATATATCATTCTCATATACTTCTATTCCCTGTTCTGTTACTGTTGTATTACTCTTTTTCACTGTATCACCTCCAAAAAATTGAAATAAAAAAAGACGACAAAAACACGTTCGCAGATACAATCCGGGACCTTTCTAAATCCCTTTCTTCTTTCCGTCTGCTACGGTTTTAATCGTCTTAAATAGTTTTATTATTCTTATTGCCTTTCGGCTTATTCAATTGTTAATTCTGTTTTATCATACTTTTATATCACTGTCAACAGTCTATTTGATTTTATTTTTACCGTTACATTACTCTTATTAACTCTATATATCTATACGGTACTGTATAGCATATATAGAGTTAATAAACTCTAGGTCTCTAGAATCTTGGAGGGGATTATATAGACAGTTATTATATATTTATACACCATGTAATACCGTCATTTTCCGACTATTAAACACAAAAAACCAGACCTTCCGGCACCTTGTCCGGCGTGATCTGGCCTGCTAAATTCTTATTCTTTTCGCGCTCTGGCTATCGCTCCCCTCCTGAGTTCCGTCGCCTGTCGTTGCTTTAATTTTATCCACATCAGTTTTAAAAATCAAGCCCCAAAATAAAAAAAATTCGCTTGACAACTTCGGCAGTTTTGTGCTAAATATATTTCAACAACTTCGGCGGCGGGGTTGTTCCCCCTCACTCATTACGCCGCCAAAATAAGACAACAAAAGCCCCCGGGATTATCTCTCAGGGGCTTATTTTGCGTCTTTCCACTATGGAAATATTAAAATTTGCACTTATTCAGTACTATTTCAAATTTACATTCAATTACCTCAGTAATTGTTGTCTAAATAATACTATAGATCAGATAAAAAAACAAGGATTGTTTAATTTATCACAATCTGTAATTACTTTCGTTCCTCTATCTAAATATTTCACTCGAATATCATTAAATCTTCGCTTTCCATTGCTGATTGTATAATTTTTGTGAACTGTGTAAACAGTTCCGGGTGTTTCTGCCGTAGCCGGTGCATAGGCGCACATATCAAGCGTCATTTCCTGTGCTGGTAAAACATCAACAACCTGCACGCCGTCAATTCTTATCAAGTCCTCATGTCGTCCCAGGCTTGGAAATATCCGGGGATTTAAGATCCTCCTGTAAATTACGTCAACTTCTTCCTGGTTATCCGGCATAATATGCAGCCGCAGGTCCAGATCAGACACCATGCTTTCGTAAATTGGTGTATTGACCCAGCCCACAAACGAATCCCCAGATTTTACTCTGACCGGAAAACGCTGCTTAAACTCCTCTGTCTCTGATCCTGCGACAGTTCCGCCGCGCCACCTCATGCAAATTTCCGGCTTGTTCATGACTCCATTGCCGGATACGGATATCTTCATATCATGCCAACTATCCCACCTGCAAAGAAAATGAACCATCCCAGCAACTGTAGAAAAAGGCGGAAGCGGGTATGTTTCGCCCCGCTTGCCATTCCATCCCGGCATTGAAAACCGGGCGGTGTCCATATGTCCTTGTATCATTACTGCTTTCATACGTTCATTTCCTTGTCTGCTCGGAATCCTTCAAGGATATCGTCATACAGACTTTCGGGTATTTCTTCCTCCATCAGTGGCTTTCTTTCTTCAAGTTCTGAGTCGAGGCTTGCATCGATGTCTGCAAGCGCCTGCTCTCTATCGAATCCCATTGCTACAACTTCGTTTAATAAATCAATTGTTTTCTTCATTTCTCTTTTCCTCCATGTTTTTATTTCCAACGTTTTACGATGTCACCATCGTAATGATTGGGCGCGTCTTCGTCTGGGTTGACACTTTCCAAAACGTAAAACTCCGTCCTGTGTTTCCGACTTATTTTTTTTAAAGCATTATATAGGACTCTCCGTCTCCGTCGTACTCGTTTGCTGCCTCTTCCGCCTCTTCCAGGCTGGAATAAACACCAATTGTTTCATAGCTGGGTTTTTCAACAACTTCGATTTCCATTGAAGTTGTTTCTAATGTGTCTATAAAGCCCGTCTGTACGAACTCGTTTTCGTCCTCGTCAAACTCGAACTCGTTTTCCTCAATCACATATTCCTCAACTGAGTAAAACGTCATATTGTGATTTTCAAACTTGCTGACGCTTGTCTTGCGTTTTGCAAGTTCCTTTTTAGCCTCTTCCAGATCGTCAAACGTTTTTATGTATTCGGGATCCGGATCCAAAGCTGTACATCCTTGTTTGATCTCTCTTCTGTCTCTGCGGTTAAATTCTGCCGTTCTTTTCACCAAATCATATTTTATCATGTTCCTATTCCTCCTCTTCCATATCAAGCCAAATTTCACACTGTTCGCCGTCCTCCTCGTAGCTGACAACCTCGCCAGCTTCCAGGCGTTCCCGCCAGTCTTCCGGGTAGTTTTCCGGGATGTAAATACAGTTTCCCGGAAAGAACTGGTTTCCGCGCATTTCGTTAACTAAATATTCCATTATTTCTCCTCCTGCCTCCTAGTTAATCCCGATAACTTTGACTCGGGTCTGTAAAATATCCTCCGCAGATTCCAGAATCTCGAAGTCAACAATATATTCCTCGCCATCCTGATATACAGCGATCGCTCCAGATTCTAACAGCTCTTCCCCGTCCCCGTTTCCACCCCAGAGCTGACCGAAATAATATTCTTTGCCAGCTTCAATTGTGTTCTCTGCTCCGAGGACGTATGACAATGTATTTAATTTCATTTTCCCCTCCTGTTCGCCCCTGTCCGGGGCTGTGATTGGTTCAACTCATTCTTTTTAAGATTTCTTCTTTTAACAGTCTGGATTCAAAAAAATCATTATTAGTTGCATATTCATAAAGCAACTTTTCGTTTGAAAGCTTCAGCATATCGTAAACTTCTTGCTTTCTCTTTGATATTTTTTCTTGGTCTTCCTGTACCCTTTTCAACCTTGCATCAACTACTTTTAATGTTTCGAGATTGTACAAATCTTCACCGTTCAAAATTCCGGATTTTATTAATTTGTACTCTACTAAATACATTTTATTTCGAATTTCGTCATAATACAAACAATCTGATTCATCAATAACTTTTACAATTTTAAAATCAAAGTCATCATTTTTCAAAATATCTTGTTGTATTGACCTGTTATTGTGTTTTCCTCTTGTGATTTCTCCCTTATGGACTTCCGCACGCTTTTTTAATTGTGTAGAAGAACCTATATATTTCTTTCCGGTTCTTCTATTTGTTATTGTGTATACTCCGCATTGGTCTTTATCTGGAATATTGAATAAATCGCTCATTCTGTAACCACTTCCTTTCTATGATTACAGTATAGCATTTATTAAACTATGCGTCAAGTAATTTATTAAACTATTCCGCTAATTTTTCATTCTTTCCAATTCTTTCTGTATACACTCCAGAACGAATGCAGACATCTTGACGCCTTTTAGATCGGCTGCTCTTTTTACGTCTTCCTTGGTTCCCTTTGGCGCCATTACTGTTATACGGTCGTACTTGTCTTTTTGATATTGTGCAATATATGAAAGTTCCTTTTTTTTCTCTTTAAATGCCATTTATTAACCCTCCTGTTATTGTTTGCTTTGATTATATCATTTATTAAACTATGCGTCAATCGGCTATGGGTTTTTATTTCGATATTTTTTATTTCCTATTATATGTGCAGAAAAACACTATTTTAAAAATAATACATTTTTATTAAACTATGCTATTGACATCATTATTAAACTATGCTAATATATAACCATCAACAGAGAACAAGCAACCCAGACATAGATCCGGGGGAACGGAGGAAAACATGATTAAATTTTTAGACTTATTCAACACAATGCACTGTGATTTCTTCGAAATCCAGAAAGGCAGAAAAAGTGAGCTTGTAGAATGGGAAATGAGCGGGAAAATGCTTCAGACCTGCAAAAAGTATTTTGACGATGTAGTCATTGACTTCTACATTACAAGATCAAATAAAAACAATGAACTGGGACTGATTATTAGACTTGCATAAAAAAATAGCCGCTAGTCAGCTACCAACTCACCTAGCGGCACCAATCAAAAAAATAAGAAAGGTAAGCCTATTATAACATGGCGAAAGGTAAAAAACAATGACAAATAAATATACAAAGTACTTAAACTGGGTGGTGCTCGCAATGATCGACCGCAGCACACAGGATGACCGCAGAAGTAAAATAAGCGTTGCCGGTTTATTTGCTTATCCGGCAAATGCTGAAGACTTTATAAAAACGCTTCCAAGTGAACACAAGTGGTATATGCTTGACCTTGACCGTTTAGAGCGTTTTGAAGAATTTTACAACTATGTGCAGGATATCAACAAACAATATGGAGATTATGCAATATTCCATATTAATGACGGTGGTTTTACTGTTGATGAATTAAATTGTTTTCGCTCTATCCTCGATATCTGGACAGATACAAAAATTAAATAAATCCCTCCGGCGGCGGTCAAGCCGTAGCCCCAACGCGACCGCCGGACTTCAAAAAAAATAAAAAGAGAGGTAAATAATATGGCATACGCAACAGTAAAAATCGAGGGAAACAAAATCATTTCTACATCTTTATGGAATACACATATTTTTGAAATTGTGGAGAAAATCCCGGGTAACTACATTGTTTGGAATATTGGTGAAAACATGGGGACTGATCTTTATATTCCTATTTGCCAGATGCTCCGCCCGGGAGATAAAGAAGATTTTTCCATTAATCCCGATACATTGAAAGCTGTTCCGGTTACTTCTAAAGAATACAAGGCACTCCAAAAAGCCGCATCTTACGGTGTAAGCAGTTTGAAAACTGCTGAAAAAGCGCTGAAAAGTAAAAGACATGGTTATATGTCAGACAAGAAAAGGGGGCTTGCAGCTCTTACAATTGATATTTTCAAAAGACTTACGGAAAATTAGGCTGGCAAGCGTACCGGGGAGCATTTCCCCGGCGGCCTTTTAAAATAAAATCAGGAGGATTAAAACATGAAAAATTATACTGTTATTACAAGTAAAGAAACCTGCACCGGGCTAAACTGGGTTATAGATGCAAAATCCCCGCTTTCTGAAGCTGATCAGAATTTTTTAACCGAATTTGACCTGCCTATATTTTTTAATGAGATTAGTTGCTATTATTGGTCTTATGACAAAAAGTTACCGTCTGGGCGGTATCTGGAAAATATGAGCTTCTCCGAAGATTTAAAGACTGTAAAAGCGACAGTTTTATAATTTCAGGCGTAACGGTTCCCGCCGGGTTCGATTCCCGGCAACGCCTTTTATAACCTGGCTCCCATGGGTAAAGGGAAGAAAGAAAGAAAGAAATGAGAAAATATAATTATTCAGAAATGGGTGCTATTTGGCGTGATCACGCCCGGAAAATAGTTGAAAATGGTGTTTTTATTGCCAATGATGACAGTAATTGGGATTTATGGGAACATAACGGGACTGTGTATAGTATTCCTGTCGAAGGCTCCGGCTGCGGTGCGTCTGTCTGGTGCGGTGTCAAAAACCTGAGACAGCATTTATACGGGCTTATGCATATTTGCGGCCGTTCTTCCCTTATTCCGAGTTGCTGGGAAAATGTTAATGCTGATTTTTTAGCATCACTTGGCATTTGTTAAATAGGGGGGCGGTATTATGTCAAAAGCTAAAAGAAAAAAATTAGAACAGGCTGCGATTGAGATTGTAGCCGGATCGATGGAATACATTGGAGAATATGACCAAATTTGTAAAGAAGCTGCAAGTCTTACAGATTCGGAACTATTGAATTTTTTAGAAAAATATTCTGATTTAGAGCAGTAAAACACTGCTCTTTTTCTGGTGTCCTGCATCCGCTCCGGGCGGCGGTGGTTCGTGACCTGTGTTGGGACTTCTCCGGGGCTTACGCCCCGGTTTGATGCACATTGACAATTATATATAGCTGTATCGACTTCTATTTGACGTTTTAACGGCTTTTAGCGTGATTCTGGTATATTTTTATCACAAGTATATAAAACCGTCTTAAATCTTCAAATATCGAGTTGATAACAGGGATTGACGACAGAACGCAAAGGGGTTATTATTATTTTGTATAGTTGCACGGACGCTTTGCCTGGTCTGGTCTTTATACTTCCGGGCTGTGCGAAGCTATGCCGACTATAAAAGGGAGATCACATGAGCAAAATAAAATACGTGTATCCATATAAAAACACTGGTAAATGGATTACACAAATAAATTATAACAGCAAGAATTACACGCTTGGAATTTTCGCAAGCCCGGAGGAGGCCGCGCAAGTCCGCAAAAATGCGGAAACCGCAAAGAATAACGGCACGTTCCCGGAGTTCTTCACGAAGCTGCGCCCGGGTGTGCAGATCACAAACAGCAATATAAAACGATGTGTTGTTTGTGGGAAAGAGTTCGAGAGTCGTAACGGGCGACTTGTGTGCGGCCCGGAGTGCAAAAGGGAACGGCTGCGGATGTCTTACGCGAAAGTAAATTCCAAAAACACTTATGCAAAAGACACTGTAAAATACAAATACTTGCATCTTAACAGCTTCGGCCGCTGGGAGGTTAATGTATATCGCAATGGCGCAAAATATTATCTTGGCTCTTATTCTGCCTTAGAAGACGCCTTAAGCGCTCGGGATAGTTTTACGGGATGTGCAGGAAACTACGCCGAAAAAGCCGCAGAAATCCGATCAAGGGTGCTAACGGTGCAGGTACAAAAATGGAATACTGGGTACAAGCACGCTCAGGAGTTCTATGATCTTAACGGGGACTTACTTGTCCCCTGCTCTTACGTTTGCCCGGACGGGTACAAGTTGGGACAATGGATACGCTCACAGCGCAGCGCCAGAAAGGGCAACTCATATGCCCAAATCACACCGGAACGGGCAGAGATGCTTGACAAAATCGGAATGATTTGGGAAGCCAAGAAAATTAGAGATGCTCAATTAATATAATTATATCATATTAGAACAAATGTTCAAAATTGGTATTACCGGGCAATTCCTGCATCAATTGCATATACGCCGGAACTGGAAAATGCCGGAAAAAAATCGCAGAAATCTGAAACTAATTCAGACCTGCGACTTTTTATTTTTTGTGCATTCTGTATATAATCTTCTATAACGTAGATTGGCGTGATGTAAATTTTTCACTTCATCACATTCAATTCGTCTTTTCCGGTCGTGTTTCTTCGTCCCACAATACTGAAAAGTCTACTTCTACGCTTTTTCTGCCGACTTGTTTCTTTGTTCCTTCGTTTTGCTGATCCGCTGCTGACTGTTCCCATGGCTCTTCCTTTCTGAACATCTCCTTTATGTTCTGGCTCCGTGAATTGAGGTTTATTATTGGCACATCCACATTAAGTTCGTCCGGTACGATGCCAACGATCACAACCTTTGTCGGCTCTATTGCATCTAACATTTCTTTGAAATTCTCACAAAATTCCAATCTGGCAGACTTAGACCGCACTCTCCCATTGGTACAACATGATACAGTGCTCCTGTGCGGCGTACCGTCGAAAATCCACGGCATTTCCTTTGGACTGATAACATTTACTGACGGTATTATATTAACGCCTAAAATCGCAAAATAGAAGCCTAGAGCATGGTTCCTGTATAGGTTGTATATATTTAGTGCCGTAGGCATTCCGGAAGCAATTGTAAAATCCGGGCTGCAAACTGAATAAAAACATTTCAGATGTTCTACGTACTGGTCCGGCTGATTCCATATCTGTAAGAAACTCTTGTCATCAATATAAAAATTTACGGTCAGGTCCTTATGTCCTTTTAATGATCTGGATTTTGAAGAAACGAAATCTATGCTTTTCTTCGGCGCCAGCTGTATCGGTGGAATAACTGGTATCTGGTACGGGCCATCCAACTCTGCACCGATTATCAGATATTCTTTCATCACATCATATGCGGTATGTATCACAACACCACCTCCATACAACCATATTAACATAATTTAGGCAACAAAAAAAGACCGCATTTCTGCCGTCTACGATGGTTTTTCCTGTGCCTCACACACAAGTTTTCCTCCTATGATTTTAATTCGAATATTTGTTCTTGTTCCTTACCTGTTCCCTAGCCTGTTCCCTCGAACTTTTAAACACCTCTAAAAAGCACAAAAAACCTTGATTTTACAAGGTTTTCGTTAGCAGCCAGTACGGGAATCGAACGTATCTTTAAACTGCTATCTTTCCTATAAAACCAATGCTTCTAGCTTTTTTCAGGGTGTTCCTTTTTGTTCCCTAGTTGTTCCTTCTAAAAAAACTATCTTGACACTACCATGAACTCGTTTATGCTGTCCATGATTTTTTGTTTTTTCTTGAGGTCCTTTCGGTCTCTGTGGTAGTAGTTCTCGGAACACGAAATATTTGTGTGGCCCATCTGTGATGTGACCATCTGATTATCTATGCTGTGATCGAGTAATATTGTGCAATATGTTTTCCGTATTTTATGCGGTGATTTTTGAATACAGCCAGTTTTCTTACACACTGTTCTTAACCGGTTCCTGAACGAATAAGTATTTAATCGCTTTCCATCTTTAGAAAATATATATTCACAGAATGTCGACATATTTCTAAGCTTCTGTAATATCCATATACACCCCTGAGGAACCACTACATTTCTTACGCCTGCTTCTGTTTTCGGAAAGTCTTTCACTTCAAAAATACCTTTATGGCTTTCAAAGTGCCTTACTTCCGTTCTTCTGACTTTAATCGTACTGATATGTGGTAGCCAGTCATTCCATTTCAAAGCGCATAGCTCCCCAACTCTCAGACCAGTTACGAACATAAGCATAATGCCAAGATTTATTATATCCTGATTATCTTTTAAGTAATCAATCATCCTGTCCATTTCAGCATCGTTGAATACTTCTTCCGAATCTTCTTTGATATTTCTTTTGAAAGATTTATCTGTGACATCCAAGTCATAGAATAATTCCTGCACATTCCAGTCAATCAGCTTGTTACGCTTCGCCCATTTCAGGGTGCCTCTGGTAATTGTCTTAAGATTGCAGAAAGCTTTTGCAGTTAGATTGTGTTCGCTAATCTGTTCTTCCAGGAAGTTGCTGATATCCTCTGACTCAATATCTTTAATCCTGCGTTCACCCATGACTCCAAAAAAACGATTAAAGTCCTGCTGATATCTCTGATAAGTTTGTATTGAAATCTTATTCAGATCAACCTTGCGCTGCGCCCATTCCTCGAACACACTCTTAATCTTTGGATTTTCTGCTTTCTCACGGTGTGTCTTTACAATCAAGTCCTCTAAATCCTGCTTAGACCGACGTTTGAACATCTTCCGCTGTCCGGTTTCGTCATAAGTCATACGGATTTTCCAATATCCGTCAGATGCCTTCCATATGCTGTCCCTGTATTCTTTTAAAATTTCTTCCCTTTTATTCATTTCAACTTGCTCTTGTATGTGAGACAAATTGATGATACCATTCTCAATTGCATATTTCAAGTCGTCATTATTCATAAAAAATAAGGAGGAACCGGGATATCCTTTCGCTGGCCAGCGGCTCCTCGTTCCTCCTTTCTTTCACACATAATCGAAAATATTCATCTGTCCTTCCGGCATATCATCTTCGAGATTAAAGAATTTACAGGCAATGAAATTTCCATGCCAGTCCCGATCACCGCCATACATCAGACATTTTCCCCTCTTTCCGTCCCTATAAAATCTGCACTCAGAACAATTGTGCTGATACGCAGTTCCGCCGGAACGTTTATACATTTCGCTTATTGTTCTCATTTCTTTCCTTTTCAAAGTTTTAAATTCTCAAAGCTGCCCTTCTTTTTGTTCCTGTTCTTCTTTTAAAAATCCCTTTCATTACACATTCTGTCGGTAGGCATCCTCTCATGTGATCATTGATAAGGATGTAATCACAAGTTCCATATGATAACCCTCCAGAATTATTCTTTGAAAAATAATCACAATGCTTACATTGCTTTTCTTTTAAATTCTGAATTTCTCTGAAAGACATTTCGCCCCATGGTTTAACAGCTATTTTCACTCTCTTTACCTCGCATTCCTTGTACCATCTTCATTTTCAAATGTTGTGCTATATGTTCTCTGACAGATTCCTCTGGAAATGGGATTTCGAGCGACCGCTCCAGAATCCTATTTGTGATTCTATCATCATATTTTAGTTCTGATATCTGGCAGTTGCTCGTGAATATAGTGATTTTCCTGTCGACATACCTCCCGTTGATAATGCTATAGAATCTTTCATTAATCCATTCTTTTCCAGAATCGGCACCGAAGTCGTCAATGATAAGGATTTCTGTTCTGGACAAATCCTCTATCAACTTTCCTTCTGCGTTCTCTTTGGCTCCCCATGTGTTCTTGATTTCATCAAGGATTCTGAGAGACGTGGTGAATTTGACAGGCTTCTGGTATTTTTTCATGATCTCATTTGCCAAGCTGCATACTGTTTTAGTTTTGCCAGAACCTTTTGCACTCGAGAAAAGATATAATCCTATTCCTTTCTTCTGCATATCAGGAAGATTTTTAAACCAGTAATTTACTGCCTGAGCCGCCTGAGAAAATACTTTTCGACTCTCGGTGTTTAAATATACGCTTGACTTCAAATCATTGAAATTTGATCCTTTAAACACGTTTGGAAGCTCTGCAAATTTCAATTGATTTTCAAGGATTATTCTTTTCCTGATTCCGCAAGGGCATTCCTCACAATAGGGAATACCACTTGCATCTCTTATCCATCTCCACCCGCTGTCCCCACATTCAGGGCATTCAAGCGAACGGGGTGTCTGATTCTTCTCCGTTCCATTCTCCAAGTGGGATGATTGGTTCGACATTTCTTTGAGTTGTGCCAGTTCCATTTCGCATATCCTCCCTATTGTGGTATTTATTTTCGAGTATTTTTAAGAAGTTGTTTGGTTTCACAAACCATTCAAAACTTATTATAAAATCAGTTTTCTTTCCCATGAGAAAATCACTATTTCGCACATTTCCCAATGCTTCCATAACCTTATCCATGCCGTATTCTCGGATTCTTGCTTTCAGCATTTGTGTTCGCCTTGCCGTCATCCGCGCAATTGGCTGAATCCCGAACTGCTGAAGTTTATTCCACTCATCAACCACTTTCTGCACATCTCCGGGCTTGACTAAATCTTTTTCGCAAGAAATCTGCTCTGGAATCTCTGGCGTATGTTCTTCCTCTGATAATTCTTTCTGGCGTTTTCTATGCTCGGCAACTCGTTTTCTTGTCTGCTCTCTGATTTTTTCAAGCCCGTCAATGTTCTGGTGCTCTTCCCATCCGGGGATTGAAAGCAATGTTCCGTCTCTGGTTATCATGCCGAACTTTTCAAGAATTGTGAGTGCAAGCTCGATCACACTCTCATCAAAATCCAGTTCGTCAGCCAGCATTTTATTTGTATATGGAATATTCTCTGTCAGAAAGATAATTCCGTTTGAATTACAACGCCCTGCCATTGTCAGGAGCATCATCCAGATCAGCACGATATTGTTTCCTTCTGGAAGTTTTCTGATATGCCGGATTTTCTTGTTGTCGAACATATCTATTTCTAATCGAATCCAACTCACCTTTGTCATTTAGCCACCTTCCCGTCTGGTAAGGACGTTTTCGCCCTTACCGCATTGATTTTCGAATGAATTTCTCCATTAAAGAGTCCATCCAGTTTTTTGTGTGATTTTCACAGCTATCATCTTCCTCTATCAGGATACCTTTGCGGTCACACAGCCCGTTGTCGTTTTCAATACAAGTTTTGCATGTTTTATCTGCCATTTTCCTCACCCCAATCTAATTTCTGTCCGCACTTATTGCAATAAATATCCGCTTTATAAAGTCCCTCACTATTACAAGCTGGACAGTTACCTTTTGTCGTATAATATCTGCCAGAAAAATCAAAAATAGATTTTATATTATTTGGTTTCATCGGAATCTGTTTTTCTAATGCCTTTGCCCCAAAATCACACGCCCATGCTTCTCTGGCAATGGATTCAACAGGCGCAGTAGACACCATCCTGGCCTCTCTCTAAGCTTTTTGATTTCATGTCCATTTAGCCTGCAATGCGATGTGGCATACTTTTTATTTGCGCCTTCACCGATGTATTCGCTTTCACAAAACTGACAGCCGGCACATATTCTTGGTTCGTTTATTAGTAATACTAATTACTCACCTACTTCACTTCCTCTCAGCATCAGGCTCAAAGTGTTATATCCCGGGCAAGTTCTGACCCCGTTTCTGGTATCTCTTAACAATACGCAATATGGATATAATGCTATGACCTCATAGATGTGCTCTGCGGAATCTTCCCCACGCTGGTCGATGTATTTGAAGCACTTACCCGGTCTAAGAAAGTACCTTGCACATACATACGCTTTCGTTCCAAATCTTGCACTACTCATTTGTGCTCCTCCTGCAATAATTCTGGATTGTCAAATACGTTTCCCTTGACTGAGTTTTTTGTGTTGATATCATAATAGTTTTCACATTTACCATTCCGAGAATAATGATATGTACTATTCCACAGGACGCAGAATTTACCACTATGGAATACTACTTTTCCAATATCGCCACCGTATCTTGTCTGACATGTCACAATGTCATTTTCCCATATCTTATTCCCATATCTGTCACAAAGTCCCGTGAACTGGCAGAGGGTTTCTGGGTTAATAGGTGGTGCGTATAAAATGCCTGATTCAACTGGTTTCATTCGATATTCAAATAAGTTTGACCGTGAATGATCTATTACTAAACACCCCTCAACCCATTCATCATTATCAATCCGTTTTGCCTTGAAAAGAATTTCTCTCATTCAACTCCACCGCCTTTCACGATTTCAATACCCCTGTCTAATGCATTTCCTACATTTTCATAAGCAACATCCAACTTTTCATTTCCCGTATTTGCAATTGAAACCCAGTACATTGCTTTTAAATCTTTTAACTGCTTTACAACTTTGTCCAAGTCAAAAACTGTCGGCTGTTCATCAATAATCTCTTTAGTTGATTCCATGCATAATCTGCACGTATAATCATTATCGCCTTTTTCTTTTTCAATAACTTCTTTTAATTTATCAGCATCAATCAGTCTCATAATCCTCACACTCCTCCGCGTATTCATAACTGTCCATATCATCACATCTGCACTGGCAAGAATCCTGCTTAGTACAGCAGATGCAGCACTGTGTTTCACCGTCCGGACATTCTAATTTACATCTTCCCATTTAGTCCTCCTTATAATTTTCGATCGCAGATTTAAGTCCCTCATAGAAATTAATTCTTTTTCTTAGCGTGTTTAATTCATTATCGTATTTTTTAAAAAATACTTCTTTTGCTTTTTCATAATCAGGTGTATCCAGAACAACCACTTTGCTGTATTCATTAATGAAATTACCTATTGATTCTTTTCTTATAAACGAAGCGTAGATTCCGTCAGGAAATTTAGTTGCTGGTTTATATGTCTTCGGCTTTTCTGTTACTTCACATTCTTCAAGACGAAGATTCCATTCATCTGTTTTTCTGTTGCTGTCCAAAATGTAAAAATATAATTTCATTTTGTGTCCTCCTTGTTTACTCTTTTATTCCATATTTCAACAGCTTCCTTCCAATCCCATGTGTCTGTGTAAAATGTTAATCCGCATTCACAGTGAATGACTATTGGATTTCCCCCACTGTCAGGATCGTAAAAAGACGGTGCCCAGTCTCTTTCTGGAATGTATACATTTTTCTCTGTATCTATCTCTTTTCCGCAAAACGGACAAGGTTTTAATTTCTCCATTTTCATTCTCACTTTCTCATATAATTCAAATATTCTTCCGATGCTTCTGACAGCTTGATACAATCTGGCTCATAAGGTTTTGGATATACCGTATATCCGCACTTTTCCCATGTAAGCAACTGATATGCTATTGTGCAGTCCTCCATGATTTCTGTATTTATGTTTCCTCAATACTCAATAAAATCAGATAATTCCATCTGACCAACTACATTGTTGTCTTGCATCCACCATAGATAAACTTCTTCGCCGCAACTCCACTTTGTATCTTTTCCACGCCTCCGGCGTTCCCCAAGCATTCTATCAAAAGAATGTATGTATGCTTGCTTATACTTAGGGAAATCATGCATTTCCTTTTCCCTCTGGCTCTTTGATGCAAGCGGGCATCCTAAACAACCTAGCCGATCATATCCGCATTGATACAGTTCACATACCCGAATATCTTTCTCTCCAATGAACTGCCAGATATTCTGATCTGTCCAATCAATGATTGGATTGACTACTGTCTTTGCTTTCATCTGGCAATTTTCAAACAACTTTCGAGTATTGCCATTATCTGTGATAAGCATTTTCTCGTCAGAAACGCCAATACTTTTGCTTGCCGTCTGCCCTAATACTTCAAATGGGCTTCTGCTACTTCTCTTGCTGCTTTCAGCCCATCTAACACCTGTTGCAATCATTCTGTTTGGATTGCCACCCTCTTTCAGCTCTGAGCAACAATACCGAACGATTCTAGTCGGCGGCATTAGCTTTCTGGGAATAAGATTCCACATTGTAAGACGGTTGCTGTTTTCCTGCACATGATAGTCGATCTCGCATTTAATACCTTTTTCTGTCAATTCAGAAAACACATTTTTGATATGCCTTACTGTCTGCGGTGCATCAACAGTGGTATGCGAATTATGAACCTCGAACGGGATTCCAGACATTCTGAATAGTTCCAGAAGTACATCCGAATCCTTCCCACCGGAATACTCACATACAAGTGGTTTGCTGTAATGTTTCAGTGAAATATCACTTGCCAGTTTCAATCTATCTATGGATTTTTCAATTAATTCTTTCACACGCCATACTACAATTATCCGTATGGCAATTTTACAATCTGCTTTATATCCTTGGGAGTTATTACCTCTGACCGTTAGTCTGTTCTGCATTACGCAGGAGAACCAAGGCATTCCAGTCTAGCATTTATCAAATTTTACCCAGCCTATTCTGATTAGGCGGAACCTCGTTTCACGAGGATAAGTGTTATTCCTTTCTGTATCTATCTAAAATTTTCATTATCTTTTCTACGTAATCAGCCATCTCAAGAATATCTTCGTCGTCCATCCATTTCAGCCCATATTTGTTTTCAAACTGATTAAGTTCAAACTCCATATCTTTTACCAGAACAAACTTCTCCGCAAGTTCATTTTCTTTTCTGGCATTTTCATCGTATTCGTAAAACTTTTCGCCTTTTCCATGTTCTTCATATATATCTGTTTCGATCTTGGTTCTTTTTGGAGTGATTCTTGTAATCTTAACCGGAATAATTTTTCTATGTCGGAACGTCGATACCCACCCGCAATTCACCGTTCTGGCAATTCCAACGGTATCTCCTACCTTTAAATCGTCTCTGCTGATTTCTTTTAACTTAATTTTCATTTCTCGTCCTACTTTCATTTAGCCAAATGCTACTTGTCCATTATTCTGCATATAAATCACCGGTGCGGCTTTACGCTCCCCGACTTTCAGATACGGGCAATTAGCATTCACAAGTGCTTCTGCCATAACCGGCACAACACTGTTTCCAATTCTCGCTACTTGTTTTGCGATCGGGTAATTTCTCCATTTATAGTCCCGATCAATGATGTAATCTTTCGGAAACCCCTGCATCACCTTTAATTCCTCCGGCTTTAGCATTCTGAGAAAAATATCTGATATGATGTATTTCTCTCCATGAATATCAACCAGAACGTTTACCAGTCCGAACCTGTCTTTTGTTGTAATGGTTCCAAGCGGCTCGTTAAGCACCTGTCCGCATCCTGTTCCATAATATTTAACCAGAAAAGCAGATATCACGCCGAAATGTCCGGGTGATGTGGTTATTGTATGCAGTGGTTCATCGCATCCTTGACCGATACCGGTCTTGTAATATTTCGTGATAAAAGCTGTCACAAGTCCGTATCTGTTCGAGGTATCAATGGTTTTTATCGGTTCAGTCAGCAATTGTCCTCTGGAATCACCTTGTCTGGTTTCTCCATGATACTGAATGATAAATGCCAACGCATCTTTACTCTGTACAATGTACGGTTCTGGATTATCAACGATATATTTCTTGATTCCATTTGCAATGCGCTTCTGTGTTGCTTCTGCCAGTGGTTTCGGGCGGTCAAATATACTTTTACCTAAGTCTGACCAATCAATGTAATCTCCGCACTGCTCATATGGCTTCAGACCGTCTGTTCCAAAACGATTATGCGTAGGCTTTGGCCATACTATCTGCTTTCCATCCCTACGAAACACCGCATACCACCTTTTTCGTGTCGTTGGTGCTCCATAATCTGCCGCTACTAATTCCCGACTATCAAATTCATAACCAATGGATTTCATAGCTGCTATGAATTTGTTATAGTCTTCACCCGCTCTGCTCTTAATTGGCCTTCCTGACTCATCCAGAGGCCCCCATTGTTGGATTTCTTCTACATTCTCCATAATGATTACATCTGGAAGAATCACCTTTGCGTGCTTATATACAGCCCACGGAAGAATGCGAAGCCCCTGTTTTCTCGGCTGACCGCCTTTTGCTTTTGAATGGCTCGTACAATCTGGCGAAGCCCACATTAACGCTACGTGCTGGTTTCCGACATATTTCTGCAAGTCTACTTTGAAAATATCTTCTGTCAGATGCAGCGTTCCGGGATGATTCGTCTTGTGCACCAGGATAGCGTCAGGGTCGTGATTGATTGCTATATCTACTGATCTGCCGAGCGCCATCTCAATTCCTACTGAAGCGCCACCTCCGCCTCAGCCTGCGAAACAATCAATTATTAACTGTTTCTGCATCTGGCATCACCTCGCTTTCTCCGAACCCAAATTCCTTGTTAATATCAAAAGAATCAAATTCGATCTGTAATCCCATTTCTTCCTTAATTTCCTTATATGCTGCTTCAACGCCGACTTCCTCAACATATCTTTCGGCTTCGGTAATCTTATCAATGAAATTCTGGTTTGCTTTCTTGAATCCCCATGCTTTCTTGATTGCAATAACAGAAATCAAAATATTTGCCACAGCAATATAATCTTCTGCTTTCCACAGTTTTTTCTGTGATTCTTTGATAAGCTGCTCTCTAATTTCCTGTTCTTTTGAATCCAAATACGTTTTAAGAGATCCGATTCTTACGCCAGTCTGCCTGGAAGCCTGCTCCATTGTAAAGCCAGTTATGTTAAGTGGTGCCGGGATTAAGCTTCTTTGATTTTTTGGCTTTTTGATCTTCAACTTTCCCATCAACAGCCCTCCTTATCTTCTGAGTCAGAATGTCAAATTCCATCAACATCCTGCGATCATTCTTGTTTGAATATGCGATTGTTTGCTGCCCATCATATATGACCGCATATCTTCCGTTAATGTCATATGCCCCGCTGATTGCCTGCGATATCTGACTTCTTGTCTTTCCTGTCAATTCTGATATTTCAGCAAGCGTTAGCTCCCCGATATACTTTGAACCGTCGTATACGTCATACAGTTTCATGTTTCTTTACTCCTATCAGTTCGTATGTCCTGTGCGAACCAGTTCCGTGAAATACGATCAATCCATCGTCCTCAAACTGTCTTAGATGCCTTTGAACGGCACTCATACTGATATCTAGTTCCTCAGATATCTTCTTGGTTGTTGGAGTCCCTTTGTGAGACATTGCGTATTTACGGATGAAATAATAAATATCCTTACGGTTCTGCATCCATTGCATGTGTTTTTGATGCCGTAATGCGTCCATGTGTTATACCTCTTTGTTATCATCAGTACAGGCTTCTTTTTACTTTGCGCATTCCTAAAAATTTTCCATCAGACGAAAATTCGGATACGAATTTAACATCAGGATCCATTGCCGGGTCACGATATTCCCCGATGATTTTTTCTCCTCCGTGCCCATCGCTTTTTACGTATGTTTCTTCGTACATATCTGATTTCTCCTTAATCTTTTTCTTTGTATGTATTCTCATCAATCAAGTTCTGGAACTTTTCAAAAGCCCGGATTGATACTTTGTTGCTCTGTTTCTCTGGTTTCAGTGAAACTTGCAAGTGTGTGTCTATGATGTGGGACAGCTCTCTGGCAAGAATTTTCTTGCCTTGCTGTATGCCGTCCCTATAGCCTTTAGCGGGCTTAAATTCGTTTATCTTCTCCTTTCCTTCGCCTTGGCTACCAGATGTTTTGTTGTACCTGCATTGATACCCTCTTTTGGTATATTCCAGAATCCAAAACTGCTCCATTTCATCCAACTTATCTGCTGGATAATGCAAAAAGCTAATCATCCATCCATACGGGTTATCTTCGCTGAAAAAACCTCGTTTTTTTATTGACAGATCAATATGTTGATAACCCGTGAGGTGTGAGCACATCCTTTGAATTATATGAACTGCCTGCCCGATATAAAAATACTGGATTCCGTTTTCATCAATTCTAGTCAGAAAATAGATTCCGCTTTTATTGTCGAGTCTCGGATTGATTTTCAACAGTCTTTTTTTATTCTCAGCTTCAATTGCCTTGGCTTTTACAAAATTTTTATAGTTGCTATTCAAAAACTTATCACCTCGATTCATTCTTTGGTGTATTTTTGATACCATTATGATACCACTTCGATACCTGCATTGCAAGATAAAAATGATACCACTTTGGTACCTGATTGACACCGATAGACAAAAATGCTACAATGTTCTAAAAACAAGGGAGGGATTACACATGGCTATCAAGTCTGACAAGACCAGAACTAACATCACGTTCCCGATACATCTTAAAGAACAACTTGAGCAGATTGCCAAGCAGGAGAACAGAAGTTTCAATAATCTGGTTATTACCATTCTCCAAGATTTTGTAAAAAGTGCCGATAAATAGTCGGTGCTTTTTAATTTTCCCTGTATGGATCCTGAAATGGCTGCCAGGCGATAACGGTACCATTGAAAGTTGGGTGTGTTAATTTCCATTTTCCGTCTGTTGTGTACGCTGTTTCCGTCAAAATAGTTCCGTCTGCATATTTTACTTTAACTATGACTTTGTACGACGTTTTCTCAAACATTGATTCGGACCATTTGTTTGTTCCTTTTAATCTTGCAAAAATGGAATCGTACTCTTTTGGCATTCTTTCACTTACTGGAATCCATCTATTTTTCATTTCTTTCTCCTTTCAAAACGGGCACAAATTCAAATCAACATTCAGTTCCGGTCTTGCGATCTGCACCAGAACATCATCCCCGGCAACGTCCTGTATCTTATTCTGCATCACTTCCGGATTTCCCCATCCCTCTGACAGGTGGCATAGCGTTATAGTTCTGAGCGAAGCGGTCTTGTTCACTCGAATAATCTCTTTTACAGTAGATAAGCTGCTGTGCCCCCGGACGGAGTGCTCAAACTTAAACGAATCCTGTTCTGGCGATTCGTCCAGATGATTGCATTCTATAAGGAAGTGATTTATTCTCATGTTCTTGAATGTGAACGGCAAATATGAGAAGTCTGTCGCATATATCAGTCGTCCGCATTCTTCATGAGATATCAAGTACGCGAAGTTTGGTGTCTTGTCGTGTGGGACGTAGAACGGCGTTACCCGGAACGAACCTATGTCCTTTGGTTTCTTTTCTGGCAAGCCGATCATCAGCTCGCCAGAGATTGTGTTTACACTCTCAACTGTCTCGTCATTGGTGTAAATTTGAATGCCGGACTGCATAAGCTTCTGAAATGATTCCATGTGATCTCCATGTCCATGAGTCAGCAGACAGCCCGAAACATCTGATATCCTATAAGAAATTCCTTTTAAAATCTCTGAATACTTGCATCCACAATCCAAAAGTAAGATTTCGCCGGATTCGGATTTAAGCGCATAGCAGTTTCCCGGCTGACTGCCTGTATTTATTATTTTCATGAACATTTTGAATCACCTCGCTTTCAACTTATACCTCGTAATCCTCCGGAAACCTAAATATAACTTCATTCATTCCAATTTTAGTAACATCTCCCGCAAGGCTTTTGATATGTATTCCAAGGCTTGCATCATTCAGCATTGACATTACATCTACGCAATTCTTCTTTGATGAATAGCCTGCCATCAAATACGGGATTTTCCGCGTATCGCCCGAAAACACCGCCTGAATATGATTTTCAGACACAATAATAGCTGTCAGGTCATATGGAAGATTGATTTCTCCATCCTGCGATATAATCCTCATAGTTCTCACCTCGTTTCTCGAAATAGCCTTTTACTGACTCATAGTACGGGCAGTTCTCACACCGCCCGATACAAGCCATATATTTTCCGAACTTTCCTGAGTCGCACCGATCAAAATTGATGCAGTCGAAGTACATCATGTTCGATCATCTCCGAAGAATAATTCTCTCATGTCAACCGGTTCGTATTTCTTATGCAATAACTTCTTATTCTGTCTCGCCCCGTGTGGGTCATTGCACATGAAGCTTCTGCATATCTCCGGTCTGACCGGATAAATCTCACATTTATTATTCCTTTTTGAGTCATTCAAAAACGGACAGGTCAGGTCAAGTCCAAAATTCTTGACTGGATAATTGTGTTGCTGTTCCTGTATATGATTCTTTTTGATGTACCGTCTGATTTCTTTTATCTCTTTACCAGAAACCGGGAGTAGGGTGGAACAGCAAGCACCGCACCCTACACATTTTCCATTCTCTGTGTAGTCATAAAGACCATTCTCCATATTTTTGAACGCTTCTGCTAATGTTCCTACCATATTAATGTAGCTTCCCTTCTACATTTCCTCCTGCTTCATAAAATCTGGAATGCTTGGCTCCTGTCCTGCTTCCGAAACTGGTTCTTTCTCGGCGGTCTTTACGACTTCTGCGACCGTTGTCTGTTTAGGCTGTTCTTCGATTGCTACTGGTTCGTCTGGGATAAATTCTTCTGCGTTGGCATTCTGCTCGATTTCATAAGCAACTTCATGTTCAATAATGTCCTGCTTTGGAATTTCTTCTGTGGCTTCCTCGACTTCCTGAATGAAAGCGTCACCATGGCTATTGATAATCTGCTTTAATGCACGATTGATAACTGTTTTCTTTGCCATCTGGTCAGTAAATTTCTGATGCGTTCCATTGCCACTTTCCTTGTAACCATAACCCTGTGACCAAGCCTGCTTGATCTGTTTTATGTTCATTACTTCCAGATGCTTTGTTCCGTCTTCCATCAGAACTACTGCATATGCCCCAAGAATCTTATCGTTGTCAATGTTCATAAAATCCTGTTCATGAGAATCCAGAACCTTGTTTCCATCTTCGATATGATATTTGAACTTATCACCGTCGTAGATGATCTCAGCATGAATATCTTTCATTCCGTATCTTCTGGCGATCGTGATGTTTCCAAAGTAAGACCTCTGAAACTGGCACTGACCGGCATAACTAACGAAATAGCCCTGTTTTTTCTGCACTGAAAGCCCAAGTGTTGCCATGTTCATAAGGCTGTTTGCAATGCTTGTAGCTGTGCAAGATTCCAGAACTGGCTTATTATTTCTGTCTTTTGTTTCTTTCAAAACCAGATATGCTCCCATAAGTGCATTGCTGAGATTATAGTCTTTTGGAAAAGAAAGACCATATTTGCATTTTTCTTCAAGCTGTTTGGTCAGTCCATCAATGAATGAGTTGTTGATTACGATTGCCGCCTGCTGTTCTCCTGCTGTTGCTAACTGTGTTTTATTTGCCATAACAATTCTCCTTTTCTATTAATTATTAAGCTTCCGTTACTGTCATATCCCCCTCAGCAACTTTCAAGAATATCAACTGTGCATCTTCCTTAATGCCTGCCAGACTGCTGTTGTCCAGCTCTGCTGCACAGTCTACGAATATCGGATAACTCACTCCGTAAAACTTCTGTAAACCATCCATGATGGCAATTTTTCCTTTCATCATGAGTGCTGTATTGGCATTCCCGATTAATTTCTTCCAGTTACCGTCCTTGTCCTGCACGTACCAGATACACGCATCTACAACTTCGGCGTTTTTCTGCGTATCGAACAGTTTTACCTTAACCCCGTCAAAATACTGGTTTACCGCATCTTCAAGGGCTGTATTCTTCGCCATGCTCAGTGATTTCAGTTCATCCAGAATCATCTGTGCATCTGCTTTCTTCTGGGAATATTCCTTCCTGCTGGCTTCCAACTTCCCAATCTGTTCGTCAATTCGGACGTTGTTGTTGGATTCTCCGATTTTCTGATTGACTGCTGCCAATTCCTGCTTTTTCCCGGATAACTGCTCTGAAAGCTGTTTCTTCGCTTCTTCGCTATCGTCCAGAGAATTAAGTTCCTGCTCTTTCTCTTTGATTGATACAAGAATTTGCTGATATTCAGCGTTTTCTGAGAAATCTGGCTCTTTCGGTATAGCTTCCAGATTCTCGTTTTCTGCGTCCAGAGAAGTTTTGATCTGCTCTAATTCATCTGTCAGTTTGGAAATCTCAGATGTGAGAATTTCTTCCTGCTTATGCGCTTCTTTCATATCGGCAGACGCTTTGTTTCCAGCCTGAATAATTTCATCAAGTTTGCGTTTCTTGTCCTGTTCCCATTCTTCCTGAGCTTTCAACTGCTGATTGATTCTTTCCTGCTTCCTCTGCTCGAATCCGCTCTTTAACTGCTCAATCTGCTCTGATGGAAGATTCTGGCCGCAAGTCGGGCAAATAGTATCTGCATCATTGAATGTCTCAGATTCAATATTTTCCAGAACTGTGTCGTCCCATTCTGTGTCCTTGATTTTGGGATATTGCGTTCTGGCGTTCTGCAACTTTTCGAGAAGTTCTTTCTTCTGTGCTCTCAGGCTCTCCAAATCGGAAGTTTTTCTGTTTAATTCGGCTGCTTTCAGATTTCTTTCTGACTCCAACTCATTGATTTTAATTTGAATTGCAGTTTTTCTCGTTGAGACTTCTTCATATGCTTTTGACTCGAAAGAGTATTTCCGAATACCTAAATCTGAAAGCTCCTCTCTGAGCTTTCTGATTCGCTCGTTCCCTGCCTGTGCAATCTGCTTTTCGAGGTCAGAAATCTGTTCCTGCAAGGCGTTCTTCTGCAATTCCAATTCGGCAACATCAGCGTCAACCTTTGACTGCTCCATACCGATGATCTGGTTTGGAATGGCTTTCAACTGTTCCTCTGTCTTTTTCAGTGTTGCGCTGTTCATGGCTTTGATTTCGTCTGCCTTGTAGGTTTCCAGAAGCGGTACTAACTCGGCACAGTCTGGAACTGTCTTGGCAATCTCTAAATCTGTTTTCCCGGCACCGTCTGACATGGAGAACAGAATCTTTCTGGCATCTGCATCTTTCAGGTCTGTGAAGATTTTCATGTGGGATAACATAAGGAAATTATCAAAGTCAAACCCCCGTTCTTTCAAATCGGCTTTAAAATCTCTTTCAGCTTTCGGAACGCTGTTGATTTCGTATTTGTTGGATAATGCAACCTTGCCCGGTTTCCCGTCCTTTGGTTTACTTTCTGTGCGCTTCTGGAATTTCGCTACGCTTACTGGCTTTCCATCAATTACAAGGTCAATATCGGTTCTTGGCAGACATTCTCTGCCATCATCCGGTCTAATATCCGGGTTGCTCTTTAAACTGTAGTCCTTGTCACAGAACACCCACATGAAAGCATCTGCCAGTGTAGTTTTTCCACATCCGTTCTTCCCAGAAACTATTGTTCTGTGTCCAAACTCTATTTTCTTTTCCGGCTGACCTTTAAAATCGGTCAATCTAATCTCTCTTACTTCGATTTTTTTCATATTACAAAATCTCCAATCTTTTTACTAATACTTCCAACGCTGTTACCCACTCTTGGCTCTGATCAGACCAAAGTTCCCGGCTCTGGAATCTTCCACAGAGCTTGATTTTCGCTCCTTTTTTTAGATTCTCTACGGCATCTGCGTTTTCTTCCCAACACAAACAACTGATTGCGTCTGATCTGGTATATCCGTCTTTTTTCTTTCTGTTTACTGCCAGAAGTATTCTCGCCAACTTCCTGTCGTTGTTCGCACCAATCATCTTTATTGCCGGCTTTTTAATCAAATATCCGGTCAGATAAACTTCGTTTGCATCATGTTCTTCCAATCTTTCAAGGTACTGAATGTTCGTTGCTCTTACATACGCTGTAAGACTTTTCTTTCCATCTTCCCGGACTGTACGACTTCGCATTTCGCCATATACGCTGGCAATTAGCTCTGTTTCTCTTGAAATCATGTATTCCGGCACAATAATCGGAAGAATATCATAAGATGTACTCTTTCTGAATATTGTCATTCTTCCCTCGTACATCTTGGTTCCACCGTATTCTTCATGTGAGAATACAAACCCTGCCGGAATGTCACCTGATAAAAGTACCTGGTTTTCGTCACGCATCTTCATGTGGTATATCACCCTCTTTCAATATCCTTGTCAGCATTAAGCCGAGTGTTACAACTGTTTCTCTGAGATTCTTGTTTTCGGCTTTAAGTTTCTGTCTTTCTTTCTCAAGGTCGGAAATAATCTCGCTTGCAAGTGTTGGTGTTTCTGCGTTCTGGATGTGTGTTTTTGACATAAAAAATGCCCTCCTAATTATTTATTTGATAAATACAGGAAGGTGTGTTATACTTGTCCTGTATTTAACTTAGCCAAATTAAGTTAGATACGTGGCTCCATGTGGTATGTCGGTACCTGTGGAGCCAAACCTTTACTCTTCTGCAATAAATTCTCCATTTACAAGTTTATAAAATGTATCAGGTTTTATCTTTGCTCCGTCTACTTTCGCAGACTTCACATCTACAATATGGTATGTTTCGTCTTCAAATTTCTTCCATTCAGCAAGTACAATAAAGCATCCAATAGACCCTTTTGCTTTGGAATTGCGTCCAATTGCCATTGCAACGCTCTCTTTTCCTTCTACGGTTGCCGCTGACTGGTTTCCGGTGTTGGTTGCCGCTGACTGGTTTCCGGTGTTGGTTGCCGCTGACCGGTTTCCGGTGTTGGTTGCCGCTGACTGGTTTCCGGTGTTGGTTGCCGCTGACCGGTTTCCGGTGTTGGTTGCCGCTGACCAG